ATGGCAAGCATTTCGGAACGCACCAAGTCAGACGGCACGACCGCGTTCGTCGTCTCCTACCGCTTCGGCGGTAAAGGCTCCAAGCAGGGATCACTGGCCTTCGACCACAAACCCACCGCGGAGGCGTTCAAAGCCGCCGTGAACGTCCACGGCGCCGAGAAAGCCCTCCGCATGCACGGGGTGGATCCGAGCCCGCGAGGAACGAAATCAGCCCTCACCGTCGCCGGGTGGGTGCGTAAGCACATCGACCAACTGACCGGGGTGGAGCAGTACACCCTCGACAAGTACGAGTCCTATCTGAAGAACGACATCATCCCCGCGTTCGGGGACATCCCGCTGTCGAGCCTGACTGAGGATGACATTGCGGCGTGGGTGAAGCACATGGAAACCCACGGAGGGCGGGACCAGAAGGGTCATGCCCCGAAGACGATCCGCAACAAGTACGGGTTCCTAAGCGGCGCGTTGAACGCGGCCGTCCCGAAACACCTCCCCACCAACCCGGCGGCGAATCGCCGGCTGCCCCGCGGGGACGCCGAAGACAACCACGACATGCGGATGCTGTCACGTGACGAATTCAGGGCCTTGCTAGATGCCACGGCGGATCAGTGGAAGCCGATGGTGGAGTTCCTGGTGGCGTCAGGAACCCGGTGGGGGGAGGCGTCCGCGCTGCAACCCAAACACATCGACGTCCAGTCCGGGCTGGTGATGATCCGACAAGCCTGGAAGTATTCGCCGACGAAGGGCTACACCCTCGGCCCCCCGAAGACGAAACGGTCCCGCCGCAACGTGGAGGTCCCGGTCCGGTTGTTGGAGAAGTTGGATTTGTCGGGGGAGTTCGTGTTCACCAACCGTGACGGCGGCCCGGTCCGGTACCCACGGTTTTGGCGGCACGTCTGGAATCCCGCAGTGGAGAATTCTGGCCTGAACCCGCGGCCCACACCGCACGACCTACGCCACACCTACGCAAGTTGGCATCTCTCCGGGGGAACCCCGATCACGGTGGTATCCCGGCAGATGGGTCACGAGAACATTTCCATCACCGCCGACACCTACGCCGACATCGACCGCGTCTCCTCCCGCGCCGCCGCGGAGTTCATGGACACCATGCTCGACTAACTGCCGTTGACGAACCGTGGGCATGCCACCGCCACAGCGGCGCGGATGAACTGGTCGGCCTGCACTGGTGTCCAGCTCTGCCGGGCCGACAACTCTTTAGCGACCGCGCTTATCGGGGTGCCCGGATGCAATATGAACGTCGTGCACACCATCTCCATCAGGTGACGTGCCTCCGGCTCAGCAACGGGCACGCCATGTAGGAGGGACATCAGGTCGTCAGGGGGTTGTGTTGTCGTGGCGACGACAGTCGACGTCGGCGGTGCTGCGCTGGTAGTCGGTGTGGTGTTGACCTGGACTGTGCAACCCGATGTGAGAATGGCGGCCAGCACCGCTGATGCGATGAGGGCAAAGATTCTCATGGCCCCACCTCCTGCTTAGTAACGATTGAATAACGGCTGTGGAAACGCTGCCGATCTTAATGGCCGGGGGGTAAATTTCGTTGCGGGTAGGGGAAGATCGCAACGAAATCCGTAGGTACATATGACCTTTCCATGCCTACATGGCCTAACATCGCCTTGCTGACGGGCCTCATGTCAGACCCTCCAGACATCACTGAACTACGCCGAGAGCTACTCCTTCGGGTCGAAGCTCACCCAATCAGAACATGGTCAGCCAACCTGCTCGTCACCATCATCGCTGTCCTCGATCTTGTCGGGCCCGAACTCCCGCCCGAGCCCGGCAAGCGGGTCCACCTCCGGGTCGTCAGATGAAGGCACCTCCTCGGCTTGTCCCGTTTGAGTCTGTGCTCCCGGGGCCGGGGCGTCAGTAGTAGATAAGGCATGTGCAGCTCCTTTCATTCGTCGCCGGATCTCGGCGAGTAGTTCGTCGTCGGCTAGGTCGGAAGCACTCCTGCCAATCTCGATAGCTTCTGCGGCGTCTGTCGCGTCTAGGTAGTTGGCCGCGACCAAGGCTTCAACAGCCGGCCGCCGCCAATTGCGAGCGATTGCTATGACGGATTCAACGCTGGGCCGCACCTTGCCTGTTTTCCATCGTGAAACGGTTCCCGCATCGACCTGAGCGATACGAGCGATTTCAGCTCCGGCCGCGTTGTCGGTCACTCGTACTAGGTAGTCCCAGAAGGTTTCAGGCACGGACTCAGGTTATTGCACGCATGCCACCCATTGGGGACCCATAACCGGCGTTGCGTCTATGCAAGCGCACTGGTCATCTAATTACACGCCTGCGATTCTGCAGCTAGGACGGCATAGGCGCTTGCGCAAGCGCTGCGTTATCAAATCGTGACCTTTAATGATTGCATGCACGCCTAGGCGTGCGTACAGTCCTAGTCGTGCCCGCAATAACGCAGGCAGGGGCACTAAATCAAGGGAGTAGGTGACTGGTGTTGGCCACCTTGGAGATCAACCCGACAGGACTCGCCAAGATCCGGCGCCTAGCTGGAATCAAGCTCGATCACCAATTCGCAGCGCTCATCAAAGTCGATCCCGGAACCGTCTCGCGGGTCCTCACCGGGAAGAGCGCACCTGGGCCGCGGTTCATTGCTGGGTGTGTCGAGGCGTTTGGCGCCGATTGCTTCACCGACTTGTTTGTCGTCGTACCCGACGACGAGAACCCGGCTGCATAAAGCAAAAGCCCCCAACCCGGTCCAGGGGTTGAGGGCGTCGACACCAGAGAAGGAGTCTCCGTGTCAGATCAACAGTCTACGGCGTGCACGACGCCAGACAAGCAGCGCTACCGATCGCAAGCGGAAGCCAACCGGGCAGAACGTAGCCGCCGTTCACACACAGGTCGTCTGTACCCGTACGAATGCGCCTCGGGTGAGCACTGGCACTTGACCCACCACGCGCCGGCCAAGCAGTTGGCCGTGTTCAATCACGACAACGGCGCGCCAGGGCTGACCGCAGTCTGCAACCAGTTCGATGGCCACAACGTCCGCCACGTCATCGCCGAAGTGCCAGTGTGGATCGGGCGCGACGTATGCGAAGCGATAGGCATCAAGGCCTACCGGGACGCTCTGGCCCAACTTGATGCCGACGAAAGGGTGTCGGTGGTCGTCGACACCCTTGGTGGACCACAGGGAATGACCGCGGTCACCGAGGCCGGCATCTACTCCCTGATGTTCATCAGCCGGTCGGACAAGGTGAAGCCGTTCAAGCGATGGCTGACTCACGAGGTGCTGCCGCAGATCCGCAAGACGGGCCGGTATGAAGCTGAGCGCGCGAGCATGGCCCTACCGGACCGCAAGACGTTGGCCCAATGGGTTGTCGACGCCGAGACGCGAGCCGAGTGCGCGGAAGCGAAGGTCGCTGAGCTTGAGCCAAAGGCTGAGTTCTACGACGAGCTGATGGACGCCGACGGCACCTACTCGTTTCTGGCGGTGTCGAAGATGATCGGTTGGGGCCGCAACACGATGATGCGGGAGCTTCGGCGCAACGGCGTTCTCCAGTCCAACAATCTTCCGTATCAGCGATATGAGCATCACTTCAAGGTGACGCCGCAGACTTACAAGAACCGCAAGACCGGCGAGACGGTGCCGACTGCAACAACTTCGGTGTGGCCCAGCGGCATCGAGTTCATCAAACGCAAGCTGGCTGGCGCGCTGGAATTAGCGAAGGTGACTTCATGAGGTGGTTGACGCCGGCTGAGGCCGCTGAAGTGATCGGTCTCCCTGATCACTGGGATAAGGAACGGTGGGTTCGGGCCCGCTGCAAGTCCGGTGAGATCCGGGGGAAGCAGATCAGCCGCGGGGTGTGGCGGATCAGCGAGAAAGCCCTACAGGACTATATGGAACCTGATGCGGCGCCGAAGGTTGCACAGGTGGTGGAGGCGGTTGAGCCGATCAGTTTCATGGCTGGTGTTTCAGCCCGGGCACGGAAACGGGTGAAGACATCATGAGTGTCCCAAGCTGGCCGACCGACGTGGTACCCGAGTGGTATCCGGTGCACGCCCGCAACACAGAGCGTGTGTTACCTCGCGGCATCTTCGACTGCTACGGCCCTGACGGGGAGAAGATCGACACCCCGACCGACCACCGCATGTTGTGGTACGTGCGGGATGAACTCTTAGGGGTGAGTACCCCGTATGTGCGTGAGGTGTTCCAGTTTCTGAACGACTACCTCAGTGCTACGTGCCAGCATCACTGGCGATCATACGAATCCGAGGCAGGTTACTGCGGTGCTCACCGTCAGTGCCTGTGGTGCAACGACGTTGAGTGGATCGAGGAATCATGAGCGACCGTAAGTCGCATGGCTGCGATCGTGTTTGCAGATGCGCAGAGATGGTTGAACCGTCAGAGTCTGTTTCTCCTGTGTCTGCGTACCGGCAGTTGGATGACCTACAGCGTGAACACCAAACCCTCCTAGAGGATTTCGCGGTCGTGGATCAGGAGAACATCGGTTTGCGCGCCCGGCTTGAAGAGCTGGAAGGCCAAGTTGTGTTGGCTCGGGATGAGGTGACCCGGCAGCATTCCGCTATCCAGGCTCTTGTTGCTGAGGCCTGGCGCCTACAGGAGGCCCGGTCGTGAGTACTGCGTTGTGGGTGATTGGGTTGTGGTTGTTGCTGATTGGTGCGGTGTTGGCGTTCGGGTGGCGGCTCGCATCCATCCAGGACCGTGAGGTGCGGCCACCGACAAACTACTGTCCGGATGATCTGTCACGTGAGGACTGGGCGCAATGACCGACCCAGCCGCAGAAGCAGCGGCGCGCGCATGTAGTTACCCGATCGACGATCGAGAACTGAACCATACGGGCTCGTGCTTGGTAGCAGCCGCTAGAGAAGCGCTCCAGCCAATCCGGGAGCGCATGGCGATCCTCAGGAATCAGGCCGATCAGGTGGAAGTCCGCATGCTCCACGCTGATACCGCAGCGGAGACATCGCGGCATGCAAATCAGTATGCGGGCATAAAGGCCGTGCTTGATGCACTCGCCCCGCTCGTTTACAAGTCGGAGGAGTTGTCGTGAGCACGCTTCGTTATATGGCTGCGATGTTCGGGCCTTCCGTGGTCTACGTGTTCCTGTTCTGGGCATACACGGTCATCGCGGGGATACAGCCATGAGCACCGAATGCCCCACCCTGGCAGAGGTATTGGCCAAGCATTGGGTGAACAACTGCTGGTGGCACTGCGACGGCGGCACCGCGATGACTCCCGCGACGCACGCGCAGCATCAGGCTGAGATGTGGCGTGAGGCGTGCACGATCAGCACCCTCGAACAACTCGACGAACTTCCGATCGGGTCGGTAGTGCGCACGACCGAAGAGCGAGTGGCGGTGAAAACCGGTGAGCGGTGGGGAAATCAGAGCGGACACGGATCGTGGTGGAGCGTGGCCGATGAAGACGAGTTTGATCTCTCCTCGGACGAACTCGATGACCTACCTGCGCTGCTGCTTTTTCACCCGGATTGGAGTAAGTGATGAGTGAGGTTGAGGTCAGGCCTGATGTAGACCTGAACGAACTGTACGACCAAGACGTGCCGTGCAGTAAGTGCGGAAAGTCCGCACAGTTCATCAGCTTTGGGCATGGCTGCCCGGTTTCAGGACGGGAGCAGCCGCCGTATTTCAGATGCCTTAAATGTTGGCAGAAGACATACAAACACTATCTTGCGCGCATCGCTTCCCAAGGGTTTATCTGTTGCTTGATATGTGAAAACCATTTCCCCACGCCGGAATCCTTTTCTGATTACAGGCCCTTCTGATGGCCGCGCGTTGGCTCGGTTCCGTGGTGGGGGCTGTGGTGGATCGTTCGATCATGTTCGGGTTTGGTGTGGTGGGCCGAATGGCTGGGAAGTCTTGTGTGTCTGGGGAAGTGGAGCGGGCCCGCTTCCGGAACGAAGCGTTGGCCGCAGCAGAGGAAGAGTTCGAGGTCCACGAGCCCCAGTCTCATGCGGTATTTAGTGATGGGGGTTGGTGGTTTCACAACGAGGATGATCACCGGTTTGTGGTGTTGGAGGGTTCGGTGAACTGCCAGCAGTGCGGATGCCCACGCAAAGCCGAGAAGGTCGCCGTCGATCCTGTTGATGCTCAGCATCATGGCGGGTATCGGATGGAAGTCCGTGACGGCAACGTCATCCCCATCCCACTCCTGCCGGAGGAGCCGGTGGATCGGGTTGAGGCGATTCTCGAATACCACCACCCGTTAGAGCAGCCGCAGTATCGGGATGGCGGGTTGTGGTGCAACTGCGGAACATTCTGCCTCAACCCCGGCAATCATCGCCGGCACGTCGCTCAAGTGATCGCCAACCTGTACGCCGCTGATGAGCGGGTCGCACCAGTAGTCAGGAAACACCAGCAATGAGCGGCTTTGCGGTAGGTGACCGAATCGGAATCGTCAAAGGCTCGCTTCAGGGCTACTACGGACATGTCATTCACACCTACCCGAATCTCCTCACTGTCATCGGTGTGCGGCTACAGGGAGATCGGTATGGAGAGAACAATCCTCGATTTCTTTCCGGTGAGTGGTACATGCCGACGCACTACTTCGAACACATCGACTGATCACTAAAAGAGAGAGGCAAGGAAATGAGCACGAAGTCCGGAGTGGCCGGTAAGACCGTCCCGCAGTTGATCCGCGCCAAGCGTGCGGAGCTGCGTAGGGGAGAGCGGGCCGCGCGTACGGATGCGTACCAATTGGCGCTGCTGGATTCGCGCCCAGGTTATTCCCGCAAGGAACGCCGACGGTTGTCGATCGCTGCTTGATTTTTCGGGGCGGTCCCGGAGTTGTGACCTCCGGGACCGCGACACCCACAACAGAAAACCCCCTTAACGAGAGGAACCAAGAAGTGAGCACCGCAAGCATACCTAAGCCCAGGAGGCGGCCATGAGCGGCGAAATCGAAGCCGGCGCCTACCCGTGGACCCGCGTCTACTCCAGGGACTACACCGAAGTCATCTGGGATTCCCGTAAGGACGAAGGCACGGCTGAGCTGTTCGTCATTCGCAGCGGAGAGAACTGGTTGCCCGCGGTGCGTGACTTCAGCCCGAAGGATAGGTGGGCTGGCCGCCTGGAAGTGACGCGAGACGGTGACATCACGGCAGTATCGGCGGCTCAGGAGATCGAGTTTCTGAATCGCATCCTGGTCTGGCCGAACCCAGCATTCACTGAATCGGGGTACCAGGCATGACCGTGTTCCGTGAGGTCATCACCTCCACAACGGAGGCATTCAGGTCGAAGTGGTCAGACCTACCACTGTTTAAGGCGCCGCAGGAGATCGTGGACAGGAACGCGGAGCTGGAGTTCCACGTCTCCATCGACGAGTTGGAAGCCCGGTATGAGTCGCTGATCGACGCCACTGTCGGGGATTTGCGGGACTGGTTTTGGTCGCACGAACTCATCGTCTCCGGGAATCAGTATGTGCGCCTGTTGGAGTTTCTGGACACCCCGTTTGAGGTGGATGTGCCGGTGTGGCCGTCGTTTCAGGATGTGTGGGATCACGCCGGTCACGGTGAGCTGCTGAACTTCCTGGCTGGTGCCGAATGATCGTCACCGTTCGCCCTCGTACGTTGCGGCGCCGGCTCATCACCCTCGGAGCCCTCCTCGCCTTCACCACCGGCAGTGTCACGTATGCGGCTGATGCTCATGCCCTCACCGATCACATCCACACAGGGGTAGCAGCGGATAGGTGTTGGGTGCAGGTGCCTTTCGGGGCAATGGGAGGACTCCGATGAGCGCCGTGGATGCTGTGGTGATGGGTTTGCAGGCCGCGGAATCGGATGCGTTGAAGCAGGGCGCGGTTCCGGGTTACACCCTCATGGCGCACGGCGCGCTGGAAGGGCTCAAATACGCCGGGTACGCCGTCATTGAACTGCCTAAACGGGTTGATGGGCACTGGCCGGTAGATCCTGATGATGACGAGTTCCACGTCTGTCGAATCACCCTCAGTCGTGGCGGCGTGTACGCGAACGGTGCGCGGGTCAGCTTGGGCAGCGTCGAACTGAACCTGCATGGTGATCACGCCCGCGCGCTCGCCGCTGCCTTACTGGCTGCTGCCGACGTTGAGGAGTCGGGATCGTGAGCCGCCCGGTGGATTTGGTGGCGGTGAACCTGTCCTTCGCCGGTGCAGCCGCCACTCTCGCTACCGCCATCCCCGGAATCTTCGCAGGGGCTATCGCGGTTTCAGCCCTGCTACTTATCGGAACACACCTATGGGAGACAAGATGAGTCGGGTTGGTGAGCATACCTGTTGGACAATCTGGGGACCGTCGATTATTGACCATAAAGGTCGCCTTCGGCAACTCACCCGCATCCGTCGCCAAGTCGGCGAGCAGCGGTTCCGAGAGTTGCGCTACAGCATGCAGACGGCTCAGGCCAGATTGAAAATTTGGCGACTTCTTCGTGAAATGTACAACGCGTCAGAGTCCGCATCATGAAGGCCAATAGGACGTATACGAGGTGTGGCCGGTGTGGACATTTCTGCTCCTACCACCACAACGGTATATGCCGTCAAGACCTTTGCGAATGCTCGTTCGGCGGTCGAATCACCGTCACGCGCGCTCGCCATCAAAATAGTCGCGGGCGATACAACTGGGTCGTTCGAGACTATCGGGGACCGAAGGTCTTCATTCGCGAGTTCTCCTTCTCTTACTGGAGCGCCGCCATGAGGGAGGCCAATCGGCTGGCGAGAACTGGCTTGGTCAATCCGCAAGCCTTGTTTGGTGTTCAGCGCATGGAGTATTCGGCGGTGGAATCGTGACGAACATTAATTCTCATCCGAACCTGTTGAACATCAACGGGGATTGGACAGTTTCGTTTCATTTCGGCCATCTCACCGGCCCCGTCTGCCCCGTCAACGGATTGGTCGTAGCGCACTTCGACCGCGGCCTCCGGTTGGCCCTGATCCCTGCTGATGCTTTGCGGTTAGCGGCAGCCATCAACACCCCAAGAAACCTTCATCCCGATATGTCGGGTATCGCAGCACACCTGGAGGGAATGTGAGAACGCCACCGTTTCACAATCTGGTTCGCATGTGGGATAGCGACTGGACTGAGGCAGCAGCGGAGATGGTGTACTGGTGTCACGGATTCCATGTCTCAACTGATCATCCGTTCGCAGTGGCCCTGAGTTCACTGCCTTCTCAGGACTGGACAATCACCGTGTACTCCACGGAGGAGCTGGTATGGAAGATCACCAATTGGGTGATCGAGGGCGACCGGCTGAAGGCCAATTGCAAGCCATACCTCGACCTCATGCGCGAATCTCTCAGGCCGGATGACTATCTCATCGAGCTGTGGCTGGAGACGGAACGAAATTGGCTGATAGCAGAGAACGATCGGCTGCGGGCCGACGCTGAGATGTGGCGGGCAATGTCGGCCATGTACAAGCGCATGGGGGACCAGTGAGGAGCCCGTACGAGTTTGGTGATCACTACCCGACTGGTGAGGAATGGCGGGAGGACGCACTCTGCCGACAGGTCAGCCCCGAACTTTTCTTCCCGGAGAAGGGTGAGTCCAGTCAGGACGCGAAACGGATCTGCGGAATGTGCGCGGTGCGGCAGGAATGCCTGGACTACGCGATGCGGGCGGGGGAGAAGTTCGGTGTGTTCGGTGGGGTTTCGGAGCGGGGTAGACGGAAACTTCGCAGGAGGGCCGCATGAACACCTGCATCCGCGAGACATGTTCAAGGAAAGCGAAATCCGGGCGCAACCGCGGCTACTGCCACCAACACTACGAAGCACTCCCCGTGCGGGGGTATGTGCCGTCCGATAACGCCAGGGAACGACTCTCCCTTCTCCGATCGTTCGGTGTCACCCTCGACATGATCGCCGAATCAGGATTGTCGAAGTTCGGTGTGATCTGCATTGAGACGAAGCCGCGTATCAGGGCGTTGACGGAGCAAAAGTTGATGGCCATCCCGGTCCCTTCGGGGTTGGTGTCGTCACTAGCTGATGTGGATGCGTTGGGGACACGCAGGAGGATTCAGGGTTTGGTGGCTTTGGGGTGGCCGCAAGCGCTGATCGCCGCAGAGTTACACACGAAGCAGACCGCAGTGTCGGCGTTCACCCGCCGGGAGAAGGTCACTGCATCAACAGCTAAGGCTGTGCGTGAACTGTATGAGCGGTGGTCGATGACATTAGGGCCATCACCTGTATCGGCACGTCGGGCTCGTGCTGCGGGCTGGCTGCCACCGCTGGCGTGGGATGACCCTGATGATCCGCTGGAGGTCCCGCATACGTCCCTAGGTGGGCGTGTGGACTTCATGGACCTCTATCGGGACATGCAGTACATCGGCCTCTCTCAGGAGCAGATGGTGAAGAAGTTGGGTTGCACCCCTTCAGCGTTCGCGCGCCGGCTTCACCGGTATGGGATTGCGGTGGAGGCGTCGTTGCAGTCGTTGGCGTGGGCCCAGAGGGAAGGCAAAGCAGCATGACCGACACACAGCTGGTGATCATCCGGGCCTTGCTTGGTGAGATCCGCGCCGAGACCATCCAGTTCACATCGGATCCACCGTGTCCTGTGCGTCTTGCTGATCGCGGGTTGACGTACCTGGATTGGTTTGAGCAGTGGCTCGCCAAGATGGAGGAAGCATGAAGGCAGCCGCATTGGCGTTGCTCGCCGCGCTCACACTCACAGCTTGCGGAGAACACCAACTAACCGAGGTCGACAGGTACACCGATACCTGCCACGAAAGGGGTGGGTTTGTGTCTAGGAAGCCCAACTCGTGGTCTGTTGACTACGCCTGTGTCGGCCAAACCACCGGCGCCTCAATACCGCCGATGACTCAGTGAAGGGCGGTGGCTCCGGTGTCTTCAGCGGTTTTGGTGTCTGGTGTGTGTGCCTGTCGTCACCGTCCTGATGGTCATCACCGTTACATCCTGTATTGCCGGGTGTGCCGGGTATGCGGGCTGAACAAGGGGGATTGTCGGGGTAGGGGGCACACGTATGAGCGGTGTGGGTGCACAAGATTCAAGGAGGCAGCATGATCAAAACGGTGGCCTGGGTCGCGTGCGCAGCCGTCGCACTCACATTGGTGATCTATGGCGCTTACCGCACCGGCTACGTTCGCGCGTACTGCGCTACCAAATATCAAGCGCAAAGCACATGGACTGGGTGGGCAGGGCAGAACGCTGAATGCCTGATCTCCCCGGGCATTCCTGCACGAACCGTGCCGGTGCCGTGATGTTCAACGTTGATGAGCCTTTAGCGGGTATCCCCGAAGCCTTGTGGGATGAACCCGTTGACGGGACTACACCGAGGGAAGCCGCCGCCCATTTTGTGGAGCATCACTGTCGGGGGTGTTGGGGGATCCTCCTGGAACTCACCATGAAACACGAGAAGGAAACACCATGAGCTACGACGTGTACGTCTGCTGCCATACCTGCGGCAGTGACCTGATGAGCAACAGCAACATGACTTCCAATGTGGCCGGGGTTTGGGACAAAGCCGGTGCTCGACTTCGCGATTGGGACGGAAAGACGGGGGTGTCCGTTCTTCCATCGTTGCAGTCGGCGATAACCACCCTTAATGATCAGTTGCCGTATGAGAGGCAGGAGTACGAAGCGCTGGTGCGGGGCGGTGGGGATTGGGGGACTGTCGATTCAGCGGTGGAATTCCTAACTCGGATACGTGATGCGATCTGCCGGGATCCTTACGCGGAGATCAAGGTGAGTCACTGATGGCACTCAAGACACGCCCGCCTACCGGCGCGGTGCCCTGGCCGCTGATCCTGGTCGAGGGCGCAGAAAAATCCGGAAAGTCATGGGCTGCAGCGGTCCTATCGGCTTCCGAGAAGGTGGGCCGCACACTGTGGCTGGACTGGTCTGAAGGTGCCGGCGACGAATATGGGGCCATCCCCGGCGCACGGTACGAGCTGATCGAGCACGATGGGACATGGCCTTCCATCATCGGCCAAGTAGAAGCTGCCCGTGATGTCGCGGCCGAAGCAGTGAAGAACGGCGACAAACCTGTTGTCCTCGTCATCGACTCCATGACCGCGGAGTGGGATGACCTCAAGGATTGGGTGGATGGGAAAGCCCGCCGCCGCGAAGCGAACCGGAAGAAACTTGAGAAGGACCCCGAAGCGGAAATCCAGATCACCACAGATCTGTGGAACCTTGCCACCGCACGCCATAAGGAGTTGATGCGGATCCTGATGCGCTTCCCCGGCATCGTCGTGATGACTGCGCGGGGCGGCGATCAGGTCGCCATCGAAAACGGGAAACCCACCAAGGAGCGGGTGTGGAAAGTCGACGGACAAAAGAACTTAGCCTTCGACGCGTCGGTGTGGGTGCGACTGTCCCGCACGGAGCATCCGCAGATCATCGGAGCCAGATCAGTTCACGCCGGAATTGTTCCCGGCGAGGATAGGCCGAAGCGGATACCCGATCTGACGTTGGAGCAGTTGGTGTTCGACATCCTAAAGTGCGATCCGAAAACCGCTCACGTCCGGGACTTCGCTTCGGTTCAAGATCGGGTTCTAGATCTGTTGGACAGGGTAGATGCGGCCACGTCGAAGGATGAACTATCAGCGTTGTGGCGGGAGGCGAAGGCCGCTGAGGTTTTGAATGTTGGTGTGTTGGATGGTCCGACGGTTGAGGCTGCGGTGATGGCCAGGGTGCAGCAAGTAGAAGCCCAGACAGTCCAGGAGGCGTCATGATCCTGGCGGCATTCGCCTGTTGGATATTCCTATTGGCACAGATCATCGTGTGCTGGGAACGCCGCGGGTCGGAGTTCGCTCACAAGTTAAGGATCTGTCTAGCTTGGGAGTTCGGCTGCCGATGCGTCATCTGCCATCCGCCGACGGAGGTCGAAGGTGACTGATTGGTCAGACCCCCAAGACACCGTCGTGGCCCGGTGTTTGACGGTGAAATGCGGTCTCTGCAAAGCCTTACCGGGGGTGTACTGCCGGGCATTGGATGGCGGGCCTCTTCCCGGGAGGCTGGTTCACCATTTCAGGCTAGACAAACTCGTAAAGGACGACGAATGAGAAACGAACATCCCACCCTGACCTTCCTGAGGAGTGAAGCTACCGCGCATGGTGAGATCGCCGCGGCGTCAACAGATGCCGTCACTATAGAAGGCGACTTCACTCCTGGCCTGTCTGCGTACGACTTCCGTCCCGGCGCGCGCGTATTCATCCTCACTGAGGATGACGCCATCGCCATCTTTGATCGAACCGGCGTTGAATTATGAAGTTCGGCATCGACACTGGTTCCTTGGCGGAGACGATCAACGCCGCCATCAGTTCCATCGCCACGAAAACCACCGCCCCAATCTTAGGTGGGGTACTCATTGAGGCCCAGATAGGTACGGTGACGTTCTCCAGCTTCAACTATGACCGCGCCACCATTCGGGTGGCACCAGCGGATGTCATGGACACCGACACGATGGTGGTGTCGGGTCGACTACTGGCGACTGTTGCCGGCAATCTTCCGAAAAGCGGTGAGGCCACCGTTGTCTTGGATGGCGGCGAACTGTCCATCTCAGCTGGAAGAACACACTTCCGCCTGCCTGTGATGCGGGCGGAAGACTATCCACACCTACCCGTCCTGGATAGTAGGGATGTCATCGGCACAGTGGACCGGGACGTGTTCACGGAGGCCGCCAAGATCGTGGGCGGATTCGCATCCACCGATGTGATGCCCGCCAACCTGAGTGCACTCAACCTGTTGTGCACGACGGACACGATGACGTTGCGCGCCACCGACCGCTACATCATCGGCAACCGTCGTATCCCATGGTCAGGCAAGGATGTTGAGATCAATGTGGTCGCATCTGATCTTCTCGCCACCATCAAAGCGTTGAGTGGTCACGCCACAGGAGACATCGAAGTGCTATCGAGCGCCAACCTTTTTGGCCTGCGAACACCCACAACCACGGTGATCACCCGGGTTCTTGATGCTGAGGAAACTTTCCCGGACACCGGCAGGATTATGCGGCACCCACAGTTTTTCGCCGCGGCCACCGTCGACGTGGGTGACCTGCAAGCGATGCTCAAACGTGCCATGGCGGTCGCCGACGACAATGTCGCCCAGGTCGACCTGGAAGTTGATGATGGCGCACTGTCTGTGACCACCACCCACAGTTCGGCAGGCAACATCTCCGACGGGTTGGACGCCGTTCACTACGGCGGGACCAGGCGCGTCGCGGTATCCAGTAGGAGGCTATACAACGCGCTCGCCATCATTGATGACCCTAAAGTCACGGTGGCGTTCCGGGACTCAGGTTTGCACATCCATCTCCATCCCGGCGATATAGACGAAAGCTTGGAACAACCAGATACGGAGACCATCGCCCTTGTCGGTGGAATCAAGGCGGCACCGCGATGACGGGGTTCAGTGTTGTTGTCCGCCGGCTGATCGCTGAACGGGCCAAGGACTTCAACTCCTCCTGGCCTGTCTGTGAAGTGATGGCTGTCTGTCAGGGCCGGAAAGCGGAAGCGGCGCACCATCGCCGGCCGCGCGGCGCCGGGGGCTCTAGGCGGGAAGACACGAACCTCCCCGCGAATTCCTTAGCCGTATGCGCTGATGATCACGCGTGGATTGAGAGTAACCGTGAGGAAGCGTTGCGGTTCGGGTGGCTGGTCCTGCAATCCCAAACCCCCGCCGACATCCCCGTACTCCGACGCGGTGTGTGGGTTCGGTTGGACAACGCTGGTGGGTTTGAGCGTGTCGCTACCCCAACCCAGGAGGCAGGATGAGTGACTGCTGCGCTTCCGGATCGTGCGAGGTGTGCCGTCACCCAAGCGGATACAGCCGGGAACGGCGCGAACAAATCCGCCGGGATTACGAGGATTACATACCGCCGTGGACACGCGAAAGAAACCGTGAAGATGGGGTGCCCGCGTGAACACGGATGACTTGGTGTTGTGGCGTAGGCGTTGGAGTTATCACCGGAGCGCTTGGGGCGCGCACCATAAAACACACTCCCACAAGGGAATACGAGTAGAATTGGGGGAAGAATTCGGCCCCAGGCCTGATGCGTCAACATCAGGTGATTCCCGGGACCTAACCACTACCAGGAGTGGCTATGACAGATGATATCGCCGAGAGGCGTATCCCGTACGACTGGGCGGAATTCGAGTGCCCAACCTGCGGCGCAGCCCCCGATACCCGCTGTCGGGCGAAGTCTGGTCGAACCACCGATGCCCACGCGAAACGGTTGAAGCAGACCCGCCGCATCGTCCGCGCCCGTATCGAATACGAGCGGTACGGATGCCAATGCTCACATCCCCTCACTGGGGTTGAAAGCCGATATGGTCTGTCCGCCTACGCGATCACCAAAGGTGGGATAGATCATCCTCATGACGGTGGCGATCTTTGTCGCTGCTTGAAGGTGTCTCCGAACGCCCCGGAACACATGAGGGACAGGTCGCCAGAGTGGCGTGTCCTGGTGGACCACTGGGATGAGTTGAAACAGCTTCTGGCCGAGGAGCACCCGAATGGTTGGGCGCCGAAGCTGTATGCCCGGATGACCACCTTGTTCAAGGCGGCAAGGGCGGGTGAAGCCTGATGGCTGTATCGAAGCGACTCCGCTGGGAGATCTTCCGTCGAGACAACTTCCAGTGCCGATACTGCGGCGCCAAGCCCCCAGAGGAAGGGCTCCGTGTCGACCATGTGATGCCGAAAGCGTTGGGTGGTTCTGACGATCCCGCCAACCTCACCACCTCATGCGAACCGTGCAACTCCGGCAAGTCATCCATGCCGCCCGACGCGCCGATCGTGGAGGACGTGAGCGCTGACGCACTGCGCCTAGCCCGCGCCTTGCGTGAGGTGAACGTAATCCGCGCCCAGGAGTTGAAGGACCGTGAACGCATCCTCGACTGGTTCGAAGAAGTCTGGGGAAGCTGGCACTACGGGCATGACAAGAAGCCGATACCAGCGGACGACGGATTCGACAGCGTCATCGACTTCATCGACAAAGGGTTGAGCGAGCCTGAGATCGAACACCTTGTCGGTGTGGCGATGCGGGCCAATCACATCCCGCCGAGCAAGACGTGGGCGTACTTCTGTGGGTGCTGCTGGAAGCGCATCCGGGAGAACGTCGACATGGCTGCGCAGATGCTCGCCGCAGAGGAGGACTGATGGCCAGAGACCACGCAAGGATTCACCTGGACATCTGGGGTGATGAGGACTGGCGGGAACTGTCTCCTCAGGCTCAGCACCTGTACTTCGTTCTCTACACCTGGCCGCCAACCCTCTGCGGGGCTGGTGATTGGCAGCCACGCAAAATCCAAGCTCGTGCCCGCGGGTGGAGTCCAGCTCAAGTGTTAGATGCTGCCGACGAGTTGGTGGCCGGCGATTTTCTGCTCATCGACATCGATACCGATGAGTACCTGTTGAGGTCCTGGATTAAGCATGACGGCCTGTATCGGGTGCAGAACATGGCCGTCTCGGTGGCGAATGCTCGCGCTGCGCTGGCGTCGAAAGTCCTTCGTGGTGTGGTGGTTCATGAGGTGTTGAAGCTACGGAAGGCTGAGCCTGCGCTTGAGTCGTGGAAGAAGGATCAGGTGCGAAACATGCTTGACCAGACGGCCGTTGATCCCGGTGACGTTGAGTGGTCCAGCCCTTGGGTTAGCTCCAGCGCTAGCATTTGGATTAGCAGTAGCGTTAGCCCCAAGGCGACTCCAGAGTCCAACTCCAGCGATAGCAGCAGGGCTACTCCTAGTCCTTCTCCTAGTCCAAACTCCCAGTCCTCAACAGAGGGCCCGCGCAAGCGCGGCGCCCGACTCCCTGAAAACTGGATGCCGTCAGAGGAATCCATCTCCACGATGAAGGCTGAGTGCCCCACGGTTGTTCTCCAGGCAGAGCATCTGAAGTTTGTCGACTACTGGACAGCCAAGACCGGCAAGGACGCCACCAAACTGGATTGGGATGCGACGTGGAGGAACTGGATTCGCAGGGCAGCTGAGACCCGCAATTCGAGATCGCAAGCTCCACAGACTGGCCATGACGACAAAGTCAAAGGCTTCCTGGCCTACGGCAACAATCCCGAGAACCCGCCCCGATTGGAGATCGCGCAGTGACCGACTACATCACCCTCGCCGCGCAAACGTTAGCGAAATGCGCCGCCTATGACCCGTGGTTTCCGAAGCCGTCTGAGTCGCTTGTGAAGGCGTGGAGTGAGCATTTGGAGATTCACAAGAATTTGACGTTGCCGGATCTGTTGAAGGCGGTGACTCGGGTTTACAACGAGCGCGGGTCGGGGTTTAAGCCGTTGCCGAAGGACATCACGGATGCTGCGCATGCTCTGCGGGCTGATGCTGCGAAGGCTGCGGTGGTGAAGGACGCGAAGGCGTTGCGGGCGTCGTCGCCGGCTTCGGAGGAGGCTCGTCGTCGGGCTATCGAAGAGTTCACACGCTCGGTACGCAAGGCAGACCTGTGAGCCGGGAGCGTCGCCGGCTGGCGTTGCAGTCGACGGCGGAACTGGACCGCGGCCTGGACATCCTTGATCGGGAGTTGCGGTTGGGGCGGTTCCAGTCCGCGCGTGAGACGGTCGCGCAGCTGAAGGCGATTGTCCGTGTGGCAGACGCGACTCTCGTCGAGTATCTACGCGCAGTGCCAGCCGATCCGCATTTGCCGCCCGCCCGTGAGGAGGCTTCAGGTGAGTGAACTACCGAAGGAATCAAGGTTGAAGGCGGTACTCACCGAACTCCCCGAACCGACATGGCAGAAGACCGCTACGGACGAAGAAAACGGCGCCAATGCTTGGGAGTACCCGGACGGCGAGATCGTCGTCTATGAGACCGGCGATTACGAGTGGCGCGCGTTCGGGATCAACCACGATGACCCGAGCCGCTTACGTGACGCCGCCGCTGCTCTGCTCGCTGCTGCGGTTCTGTCCGGGGAGGCTTCAGGTGAATAACCCAACCCCAAGCCCGCTCCTATCCGATCACACACGGGAGGCCCTGAAAGTGGCTGAGAATCACGCACAGACGGCAACAACAGCGGGCGTGGAACATGTCCGCGCCTACAAGATCCGACCCAAGGATGTCCTTTGCGACGCCTACGGAAATGCCATCGGGGTGGTGGCTGTCACTGCTCACCCATCCCCGGTGGACTACGACAAGACGTCGGAGTTCACCGTGGAGCTTCCCGGCGGTGATGAGTTACCTGCCGGAGTGCGGGTGTGGCGGAAGTTCCAGCGGTGAGTGTTGGTGGGGTTGGGGCTACAGGCCCCGAAGATGTCGTCACACGAGCAAGAGAAGCTTTGGAAGGTGCGACGCGCGGGCCGTGGCTGTGGCTGGAATCCGAAGGTGACGAGGACTCCACAGTCTGGACCGAAGGTGAGCACACCGACAACGGCTACGGCTTTCAGGTGGCGGTGGATCTACGTCGCGGCGACGCACGGTTCATAGGCGAAGCGCGTCAGTTGGTTCCTGAACTCATCGCTGAAGTGGAGCGGTTGCACTCGTGGGATGGGCTGATGTCGCTGCTCGATGAGCACTATCCGGAGGACATCTTCCCGACCATGGACGACCGGGAGGATCGCGATCCAGGGCCGCGGATCATCTCCCTGCTGAGGGCGCTGGATAAAGCCAAGAAACACGGGTCCGGGGAGTCATGAGCGCCCCGATGCGATACCGAACCTGCCCGGAACGCTGCGCAGCGGCCGGCCATCCGGGAGTCACGTACAACCCCCTGTGTGGACGCACCTGGTGCCTATGCGGTGAACGCATCTACACCGAGACACCGTTGACGGTTGATGAGCATTTGGCTTGCTGCAACGGGCCACTCACTGAACCCATTGGAGGCGAGTCATGACCGGCGGCGCGGTTGGGTTGATCACCAACGTCCTACGAGAACACGCACGCGGCGGAATCTTGTTTGAGGACAAAAAAGGTCTCTTCTACAGGTGCAAATGCGGAGAGCCGACCTATGTCGAGACGGGTGCTCCCGGATTCGCTGAGCACGTCGCCGCCGCGGTTGATGCTGCTCTAGGAGGGCTAACCCGCGAGGTTTCGCAGGCAACCCGGCAGTGCTCATATCCAGGCGGTGGTGGCCCGTGTGAGGGCAAGAATCACGGCCGCTGGGTGAGCGGTTGGACAACCGAGGAGGCGTCATGAGTCAGGTTGATGATTTCCACTACCACGTGCTTCCGGGGATGACGTTCCCCACCGCACATCCGACGAGTATTGCGGATTGCCCGATCTGCCCAGAGACGGAGAACCCGCCGACGTTGTTTGATCGGCTGGCGTTAGCCGAGGCGAAAGTGGCAGCGATAGTTGCTCTCCGGGATCGCCTCGCGGCCGACAAGACGTGGGATGGACGCCCTGATGTCGTGGCGTACGCGTATGCCGAGCTGATAACCGTAGCTCTCGCTGTTGAGCCGCCGGCGGTCCCGTCGTGATGCGTGATCCTTATGAGCCGTTCGAAACGGAACCTGTGGTGGTTGAGGGTTTCACTGCGCAGGATTTGGATGGGCGGAGTGTGGATGAGCAGCGGGCCGCCCTAATCGCCGACTGCCCGTTGTGTGATGTGAACGGGTATCGGGTTGGCGGCACCCTCTGCACCCACATCGATCATGCCGCTATCGCTGCCCGTCATCGCGGGGAGATCGACGCCGCACTCAACGAAATAAAAACCCGCAAGGAAGCGAAGGACTCATGAACGTCGGACAGCTCCGTAAAGCCATCGCCCACCTACCTGACGACATGCCGGTGGCTATCCAGTCGGAGTGTAGGTGGTCGGACCTGAACCTGTACGTGTGCGACGCGAACATCAGCAACTATCCCGATCACCCGTCGCTGAGCGGATACCTCAGCGACGGCCACGTCGACACTTCGAAACTCACCTACAAAGACCACACCAACACCACCGCACTTCTGTTCAGCGACTCACTGCCCTCCCTAGTGTCTGAGCTTGATGATGCGTTGGGCGGGAGACAAGCATGAAGGTGAGCGCCGAGCAGCAAGCACGCGATCTCTTGGAAGCCTGCGGGGTCGAAGACGCTCAGTCCTTCACTGCTGGTGATGTGGTGGCTTTAGCAAACTACATCGCGGAGAACGGCCGGGCGAACGTAAACCAGGTCACCTATGTTGTGGTTGAGAACGGTATGGAATACACCGAGATCAAACGTGTCTACGCCACCCGCTCTGAAGCTGAAGCGTTCGTGGCGGCATACAACGCCGTCGAGACCTACCACCTTGAGGTCGAAGAACACCCCATCGGCGCCCCGTTAGTCGAGTACGACGGTCCCGTCTGGACAGGCACATGGTCGGCCCGCCGCAAGCTGGTAGGGGAGAAGCAACTCGTCCTCATCAACGCTGAAGGCTTCGCCACTATCGTTCCGAGCGCCACCCCCACGGGCGCAGGAACATACCGGTATCAGGAGCATTTCGCAGGATGGCGCGACCTCGCCCAACCACCCGAATATGCCGAACCCCCAGTGTGGATCGACAGCTTCCGCACCAGCAGCGGATGGCACACCGGAGATAAACCCCCAGACGCTGCTATAGAGACTCGTCAACCCACCCAGGTCACCGTCAAGGGCACATCTAAAGACGCCGTAGAGGCCCTGCTACGGCAAGTCGCTTTGGAGTATAAGGCCGCACTTGTCGGAGAGGTGCAGCGGTGACCGAGTTGCCCGAGCCCTTACGGTCGCAGATAGCAGCCATGATGGCGCAGCGTGACCTAGAAGTTGAGCGTCAACGCGCTGACCGAATGCGTGAGGACAGCAACAAACTCTATGAACTCCGCGGCTGGTTGCGCTTGTGCGCCGATGACCCAGCTGGTCATGAAGAGTTTTACCGGTGGGCATGTCACTACATCTTCGGCGACGAACCTCCCAAGGAGGACTCATGATCGGTATCAATCAGTCGAATCTGGTGCAGCTCACTCAACCTGACCTTGATCGGGTGTGCACGCAGATCGCCGCCTACGGGTTCTCTAGTGTGCGGTTCGCTGTGGATTGGGGTGTCCTGTCCAGCTTCGTCGGGGCGGTGAACTATACGCCGGTACAGCGGGCGGCTGATGCCCTGAAGAGGGCTGGGTTGTCGGCGTTGCCGGTGTTGGGGATCCATTACCCGTTCGTGCATTCCCCGACCTCGTTTGGGAAGTTCACGGCCCGTGTCGTCAGCATTTTCGGGGCACCGGCGTATGAGGTGTGGAATGAGCCGAACCTATGGACGTTCGGGATCGGTTCGCCGGCCACCTACCTGTCGTACCTGCGCGCCGCGGCCCCGATCATCCGCGACTCGGGGGCGAAGGTGATCTCCGCTGGCCTGGCGGCTTACCCGGATCGGAAGGTGCTGTGGCTGCGGCAGTACTCGCCGGTGACGTGGCTGGCCGGCCTGTACGCCGCCGGGGAAACCGGGGACTATGACCTGTTCGGATACCACCCCTACGCGCTGACGGTGGACGAGAAGTGGGCCAATCCCGACAGTCTCCCGTACGGGATCGAGATGATCGGCGCTCTCGACGCTCTCCGTACCCAGCACAACGATTCTCGCCCGTATGCGTTCACTGAGATCGGCTACGACACAGCCCGCATCAGCATCCCCACCGCAGCCCAATGGCTACCCCAACAATCCACCCTCCTCGCCACACACACGGCTCATCAGTGGCTGTTCTGCTGGCGAGACACTATCGGGGATGGGGGTAAGTACGGGTTGGTGGACGCCAATAACCAACCCAAAACCGTGTTGTTCGACGCAGTCAAACCACTAATAGGCCAATGACATAGCGCCCACTTATCGGCGAAAGGACATGACCGACATGGACGAAGCGGAGTCGCTAGCGCGATTCATTCAGAACGTTGCCGTAGCTCACTCGAACGCGGGTTTTCGTGGCCGCAGGCTGGACGTTCGCAAGGTCGAGGATGCCCGATACCTTGCGCGCGAAGTCGTACGGATGCGAGCGAAGTACGGCCACCCGCCAATGTCGCCAGCCTGACATAAGACTGCATTACCAGATGAGAGGTGAGCAACATGACTCCGAAACCGCACGATAAGGCGATCTGTCGCAACTGTGGCAGTGAGATCGAACGGGCCTCTGAGCGGCCCGAAGAACGCTGGGAGTACCAGTGGCGCCACCTGCCGGTTCCTGTAGGTAGGCGTGCCGGTGAGCTCCGGTGCCCGATTTACGCAGAACCTAAAGATGCCTCCTGACCTGCTGTTTTACTGTCTGTGTGGTGTAGGAGAATTAATGGTTATGGGTGACCGGGAAGCGGTGGGTTTGGGTGTCCGGGATAACGGGAGACAAGCATGAGCAGCTGGGTTGACGATGTTGCGTGCCAGTGCTTGACCAACGATCCGCAGTGGAGCGTCATACGTGGGGTGTGGACATGCTCCTGTGGGCGCGAAATGTCTCCCGGCGCAATCGCGGCCATGCACAAAGTCAAAGACGGGACTCACCTGAGTGCTGAGACGCTGAAAATGCTGGCAGCGGAGGTGCAGCGGTGACCGCGGAACTGATCGACGAGGACGGAAACCTACCAGCCGCGAAAGCGATGCTCTCCGAGGCCGTATCAGCACTCATCGAACCGAAACCCACCAACCGGAAAATGGATGACGGCACCATCCGCATCGAATGGCTCGACGCCCTCTACGACCAACTACTGGATGCTGTCCCAGGAGGGCAAGGCAACGCCTCCCGAACCCCCCAATCCTCACCACCGATCAGCATCGACGCCACCGAACTGAAACACGAAATCGACATGGCCATCGCCGCGTGGGAACCGAAACCACAAATCGACGCCTCACTTTTGAACATCCCACCCATCACCATCATCCGGCTGCAATCATTGGAGAAACGCCCCTGGCGGCCCCAGGACACCCGTTCTATCGAGCAGATAGCCAACAACATCAGATCGTGGTGTGAGTCCATCAAAACGCTGCTCAACCCGATCCCGCAGTGGACCCTCCCAAATCCTTGCCCCGCCTGTAATACGGCGATCGTGTACAGGCCGAACTCGGCCGGTGAAACGGTACGCAAACCCGCCCTCCAGATCGGCCCTACGGGCTGCGTGTGCCAAAACTGCCACCACGAGTGGGCGCCCGCTTATTTCCAGCATTTGGCGTCTGTACTCGGCTACGAACTACCAAATGGTGTTCTGGAGTGACACGCACGGCACGCCGATATCCGTATCGGTGGCTCACCTGCGAATTCGCTGATACTCTGACGCTTGGCACTACCATTGTGCCTACATACGCCCCGCCTTCAAGGTTGGGGCGTTTCCTTTTGAAAGGGCTCAGCATCGCGCTCTGCGCCACTGGCCCCTCACTCTTAGCTCGGAACCTGCTATTCGAGGCGTTTTCACTGTTAGCTGCGGGAGGTTGTGATGCCGCACCCCACGAACCGGCTCGACTCCATGATCCTGGCCGCAAAACTGGAGTTGGATGCTGCCCGCAAGGATGGTGACGCCACCCGTATCTGTAGGGCTGTGGCGGTGTTGAACGGCCGTTTGGATCGTCGTATCCGTGAGCACGCTGAAACATCCCGGGAGAACGCATGAGCCTCGTCGACAAGCTGATCGACCGCATCGCGGACCGTGTGGTGGAGAAGCTCGAAGGCCGTCATCCCGTCCAGAGTGTGCACTACGGGACCATAGTTAAGGATGTCACTGAGCATTTGGAACGACAGGCCGCGATGCCGTCGAGCCTTATCAGTCGGTAATTCGAGCGATGGATTACAGCCTCGGTCTCCGCATCGAGACTGGCGATCATTACGCTCTTCTGCAGCACATCCTGACCCTCGATCCCCCAGGGATGGCGCTGGAATTCGGTGTCGGTGGAGGCGAAAGCACCCGACTGATCGCCGAACACATGCCGGTCCTCGGGTTTGATTCCTGGCTTGGCCTCCCCGAAACGTGGCGACCAGGATTCCCCAAGGGCATGTTCGCCGCCATGCCCCCCGCGATCCCCAACGCGGACTTCGTTGACGGCTGGTACGAAGACACCCTCCCCGATGCTCTCGACGGCATCGGTGATGTCGGTTTAGTTCACATCGACTGCGACCTCTACTCCAGCACCCACACCGTCCTCGCCGCCCTGCGTAAGCATCACATCCTCACCCCAGGGACATTCGTCGTCTTCGACGAATGGCACTCCTACCCGGGGTGCGAGGACCACGAACAGAAAGCGTGGCGTCAACACGCCACCGGAATCGAATGGCAAGTCATCGGCCACGGGCACGAAAGCTGGGGCATCCGAATTGTCTAGAACCATCGTCTTCGTCTTCGCCGGCCGCCAACCCAACATCGAAGTCGCACTCCCGTACTACCAGCGCATCATCGACCAACACCCGGACGTCGAACTGCACATCTGGGATCTGGCCCGCGACCCGCAAGACTCGGCATACCTACGAACACTGTCGGACCGGTTCACCATCCGCACCGACTTTTACGAAGGCACAGGCCGCGCCACAAGCGGACAAACCCAAGTTTGGAAGCACTACGCCACACCCGAATACCGGGACACCACTTTCGTCAAACTCGACGACGATGTCCTCTTCCTGGAAACCGACCATTTCGACGCGTTCGTCCAGGCAGCGCACGACAACCCGAAACACGTCACAGCTGCCCTCACCATCAACAACGGGGCGAGCACACGGCACATCCCTGACCTGTGGGATGGATTCCAAAAGCTCCGCCCCGCCATCCCCTCCGATGCCACATACCTGAACGCCGAGATGGCCACACTCTTGGCGGTACACAGGTCACCCGAGTACGCAGAGATGTGCCACCGCTGGTTCTTCGACAACTGGCGCACCATCACCGGCAAGCCCACAAACCTCATCGTCACCGACGACTGGGTGTCCATCAACGCCATCACCTACTCGTGGGAGATGGGTTGCAGGATCGCCGCACTCATCGGACGCCAGCATCCACCCCGGGTCGCTGGACGCGTCTTCTCCCGCCGCCACCGCGTCGGAGATGAAGGCGCCGCCAACATTCTTCCGCGGTTCATCCATACCGGATTCGTCGCCGGCCATTTGAACTTCGGCCCACAAGTCAAGGCCATGGCGCCAGACCTGCTCGACGAACTACGCAAGCACTACGCCGACATCGCGCAGCAGTACCTCGCATGACCGCAGCAGTCATCATCCCCTTCCGAGATCGCGGACGAGACCCACTCAGGCAAGCCAACCTCAACCGCACACTCGAACACTGGTCCGGATGGGACGTCCACGTCGTAGACGACGGACGCCAAGGCGACGCCCAATTCAACCGACACAAGGCCTACAACACAGGCGCCACCCTCACAGACGCCGACATCCTCATCTACGCCGAATCAGACATGCTCATCGACTTCACCCAAATCCATCAAGCGATGCGACTAGCCGAAACCCACGGCCTCATCGTCCCCTTCACCGAACGACACGAACTCTCACCCGACTCCTCCGAACTCGTCCGAGAACACAAGATCAAGCCCCAAGACGGACGAGCAGACGTCATCAAACCCAAACCACGACGCATCGGCGCCATCAACGTCATCTCCCGCCAAACCCTCACCGCAGTAGGGCAATGGGACGAACAGTTCGAAGGATGCTGGTGGGACGACCGATCCATGCACCTAGCATTCGACATCTGCGCCGGACCCACCCAATGGATCGACGGACCATCCTGGCACCTCTGGCACCTCCCCGGATACCAAGGCGCACACCTCACCGGAGCCGACAAACAAGCAACAGCACGCAACAAGCTCCGCTTCCGGCAGTACCAACGAGCACGCACACCGGACCAAATCCGGCGACTCACGCACGGAATCAAGTAATGGTCTGGGCTAACCGAGCGCGGACTTCAGCCATCATCGTTCTTGCAATATGCCCACGCTTCTGAGTGGAAGCATCCGTCGGGCACCGCGCATCACGTTCTTCAACGAATGAACGTTGCCATAAAAGATCTGCCATATCCGCAAGCTCGTCACTGGTGATACCAAGCTTGCGGGCCACGCGATGCTCCTGCTCTGTGCCTACTTCTTTAACATCAGCAAGAATTACTGGTGATCCCAGCAGGAATGGCGCGAACTGATCATCGACTAACTCGTGCAGCGGGATTGGTCGTCCATGTACTTCGCCAATAGCTGCCGCGATCATGACGAGGTTGTCGATCGTAGGGGATGCTCGGCCAGCTTCGAGGTCGGCAATCCGGCCAGTGCCCCAGCGGGCGCCTTTGCGGCGTGCGGCAGTAGCCACTTGATCAAGAGTGGCCGTTCCGCGGAGCCGTCTGACATTTGCGCTGAAGGCAGCGTGCGCAGGCCGAGTATTCATGTCTGTAATTATACGGACATGAATTGTCCGCCTGCAAGCACTTGCCCCCCAGGGGGACTCACCCTCACCCCCGCCTCCCGCCAGCCTCTCACGGCATAGGCCGATGTGTGTGTGACTGAGGGGTAGGGGGGAAACCGAGTGCCTTTCGCTTCTACGACGATCCGGAATCGGCGGCGCGCTGAGGTTCGTAGCCGCGATGGGGACGCTCCGTGTGCGCTTCAGATCACGGCTGATTGTCAGGCGTTGGGTGGTGAGATCGATTATCACGCCCGGCCGCCGCATCCTCGGTCGTTCGAAGTGGATCATGTTGTGTCTTCTGACGAGGCGCAGCGCCTGGGTTGGTCTGAGGTTGAGGCTGACGCTTTGGATAACTGCCAAGGTGTGTGCCGGCAGTGCAATCGGGTCAAATCTGATGGTGTGACACCAGTTGCGGCAGTCCGTCCAACATATGTGAATCCACGCTTCATCTGATCTTGCGCCACTCCTGGCGCATTACGCCGACGCTGGGCGGTAACCGGCGGGTCCGAGAGGTTGTTTGATGCCCGAGTATGCGACGTTGAATGACGCGATGATCGCCAATGATGAGTTGGGTGAGGCGGTACTTCGTTACAAGCTTCTATCGGAGGCTTTCGAGGCGAAGCCCCAGTTGCGGTCTCAGCTCAATGCGCAGTTGGAGCGAGCCAAGGCGGAGATAGGGCGGCTGCGGGCACTTGCCCCTAAGTCGAGCGACACGGGAGCGTCGGAGGCTTCTTCGGGCAAGGTTGTGGCGTTCGATGCCGACCGCTTCCGGAAATCGGGCTAATCCCGCTCCGCTTGTCGACATTGCACGGCACTGCGTCATCCCGGATGACATAGCTTTCACGCGCTACCACGAACTGATCGCACCAGAGCTGCCAGGCATGGGCGTGGCGTTCGATCAGTGGCAGGAAGACATTTGGTACGCAGCGCTCGGTGTGCGTGACGACGCGGATCGCACCCCGAACGGCTTGCCATCGCTCGCGTGCGACGTCATGGGTGTGACGTTGAGTATCGCGCGGCAAGCGGGGAAGACCTGGGGCATCATGGTCGGCCTCATTGCGATCTGCTTGTCGCGTCCGGGCACTTTGGTGGTGTGGTCGTCGCATCATGACCGCACATCGTCGGAGACGTTGACGAAGATCGCCGGCATTGTGGAGAAGCCAGCGATCCGGCCAAAAATGCGGGCCCAGCATCCCGTGGTGCAAACCGATGATGGTCGTGGAGTGCATTTCGCGAACGGGTCTCGGATCTTGTTCGGCGCCCGGTCTTCGGGGTTTGGGCGCGGCTTCTCTGAGGTCGACATTGAGGTGTACGACGAGTGTCAGAACCTTCGGGAAGCGGCGTTGACGGACATGCTCGCGGCGATGAACGTGTCCGATATCGGCTTGGCGTTCTTCATGGGTACGCCGCCGCGGCCACAGGATGTCGCGCTGGGTGTGCACGAGGCGTTCAAGCGTCGGCGAGATAAGGCGCTAGCACCGGTGAAGAAGCGGCCGTTCAAGGGTATTTACGTCGAGTTCTCCCCGGAGATGCCTGAGAGTGTCGTGTCCGACATTGATGCGCCGGAGTTTTGGGGTCGCCTATCGGAGGCTAACCCTTCTTATGGTTTCCGGGTGGGGAAGTCAGCGATTGAGCGGCTTGTGGAGAATATGTCTGCCGAAGATGTCATGCGTGAGGTCTTCGGGATATGGGACAAGACCATTGAGTCGCTCGCGGTTGTTCCTAGGGATCACTGGAACAATCTTGCTGTCGACATGGACATTCTTCCTGATGTCGCTTCGTTCGGGATCAATGCCACACGGTCTGGTTGGTTCTGGGTTGACGCTTGTTGGTGCGAGGGAGAGTCCGCGCACGTTGAAATCGCTTTGGGCACACAATCGGAGGTGGAGGCGATGGCTTTTCTGACCCGCCACGCGACGAAGCGGACGCCTATCAAGTATGACTCGACTGGTGCGGCTAAGGCGTTGGGGGAGAAGCTGAAGAAGAGCTTCTTCAACGCGTCTGCGTACACACAGAATGAATCTGGTGCAGGTAATGCTCTGTGGTTGAACATGGTTGAGCAGGGCAGGTTGTCTCATGGTGGTCAGCCTGATCTGGACAATGCTGTGCGTGGTGCGTGCCGGCAGGACCGCACCCTGGGTGGTTGGATGCTGCAGCCCCGCTCTGAGTCCTTCGATATCGGTCCGGCTATTGCGATGTCAGCATCTGTGTATGCGGCGATGACGGAGCGTCGGACTTCGGGTAATAGCCGGGCGGTTTCGCGTCGGGGACGAGCCCCTTCTGGGTCGGCTGTCGGCTAGATGGACACTCAGAGCCTCCCGTCGTCGAAGTCGGTCCGACTTCCCGGTGTGGAAAACGATGAGAACGCCCTCATCAATAGCCTGCTCGCGGAAATTGACAACCGGCGCATGGCGAACCTGTTGCGTACCTCGTACTACGAGAACAAGCGGACGATTCGTTACGTGGGGACGTTGATCCCGCCGCAGTACTTCAACATGGGCCTCGTCTTGGGGTGGACGGGGAAGGCTGTCGACGCGCTCGCTCGACGCTGCAACCTCGAAGGTTTCGTGTGGCCTGACGGGGATTTGGCGAGTATCGGCGGCGATGACGTGTGGGATGACAACCACCTGGCATCTGAGATTGACGGCGCAATCGTGGCGGCGATGCAGCACGGCCCAGCGTTCCTCGTCAACACGGTGGGTGATGATGGTGAGCCGGGAGCGTTGATTCACGTCAAGGACGCTACTGAGGCGACCGGTGTGTGGAATCGCCGTCGCCGCCACTTGGACAACCTGCTGTCGGTGATTGACAAGGACAAAGAGGGTCAAGTCCTCAGTCTGGCTTTGTATCTCGACAATGAGACGATCATGGCGCAGCGGGACAAGGCGACCGTGAAGTGGCAGGTCGACCGGATCGAGCACGTGTACGGGGTACCCGCGGAGGTTTTGCCGTATAAGCCGGCGCCGAAGCGCCCGTTTGGTCGGTCGCGTATTACGCAGCCGATGATGGGTTTGCAGGATGCCGCTACGCGCGAGCTGGCCCGCCGTGAAGGTCACATGGATGTGTTCTCGTACCCGGAGTTTTGGCTTCTTGGTGCGGATGAGTCGTCGCTGATGAACGGTGACGGTACGCGGATGACGGTGTGGCAAGCTCGGATGGGTCGCATCAAGGGACTCCCAGACGATAAGGACGCCACGCTTCCTCAGCTGGGGCGCGCGGACGTGAAGCAGTTCCCGGCGGCGAGTCCAGATTCGCACTGGTCGGACATCAATGGCCTGGCGAAGTTGTTCGCCCGCGAGTCTTCCCTGCCTGACACGGCTGTCGCGATTTCCGGGCTATCGAACCCGACTTCCGCGGAATCGTATGACGCGTCGCAGTACGAGCTGATCGCCGAGGCCGAGGGTGCGGTCGATGATTTCAGCCCAGCGGCCCGGAGATCCTATGTGCGGGCGTTAGCGATGCTGAACAAGACTGCCATCGACGACATCCCCGATGATTGGAAGTCGATCGACACGAAGTGGCGAGACCCTCGGTACTTGTCTCGCGCAGCGATGGCCGATGCGGGGATGAAGCAGTTGTCAACAGTGCCGTGGTTGGCTGAATCTGAGGTCGGCCTAGAACTTCTAGGCCTCAAGACTCAGCAGATTAAGCGCGCGATGGCGGATAAGCGTCGGGCCGGTGTGGCGAATCTGTTGCAGCGTATGGGAAATTCGGGTAGCACTGCCGTCGAAGAAGCATCCGCGCTCAAGGCCAAAGCTGACGCTATGGGTGTGATGATCCGGGCCGGCGTGAAGTCTGAGGACGCAGCACGCAAGGCCGGCATTGATGGAGTGAAGTTCCTTGACGGAGTCCCGATCACCCTGAAGTACCCAGGCGAAGCCCAGTAAGAAAACTGTGACCATTTCACCGAAGGAACGTCAATACGTCCTCGGTCAAGTCACCAAGCTGGCCGCAGAACAACTTACACAGTTATGGAACCAGGCTGCAGCCCTATCAGACATTGATTTCGCCGCGTTCGTAACGCAGGCATTTCCGGAATTAGTGGATCCGTATGCAGCGATGGCGGCGGACCTCGCTGCGACGTGGTACGACGAATCTCCGTCTACAACGAACTACACCGCAACATCAGGTCCGCTACCTGTTGCAGAGCAGTTGACATCCTCTGCCGCATGGGCTTTGGGGGCGGATGGAATGCAAGCCTTGGACCGGATGCAAGGCACGCTACAGAGGGCAATCAACGACTCTGCCCGCGACACTATCGTCCACAACTCATACCTTGAGCCCAAGTCAAGGTGGGTTCGTCACGCGTCGGCGAACGCGTGTGAGTTCTGCAAAATGCTGGCTACGAGGACTGAGTCTGGCTTGTACTCAAGCGAAAACGCCGCTCTCCGGGTCGTCGGTCGCGGTAAGGACTTTTCAACCAACTTTGACGCCGAAGGAAACCGCAAAGCGGGCGGGCAAGCTAAGGGCGTAAAGACCCGAGGTGCCCGTCAACTAGGTGAGAAGTACCACGATCACTGCCACTGCGTGGCGGTGGAAATCCGCCCTGGGCAGTCATACACACCTCCGCCCTATGTGGAGCAGTGGCGAAGTGACTACAGCAAGGCATTCGCTGCCGTTCCTGATGGGACGCCGTATGACGACCAGAACAGTGTTCTGAAAGCTGTTCTGTCTGAGTGGCGAAAGCTCGACAGCGCGAACTGACTTCCCGTCACATCATGGCGGGTTTACGCCCACGTCCGGCGGTCAACGGACGGACCAAGGAGAAACACATGTCTGAAGCAGCAGAAGGCACGGTTGATGTGCCTGATGATCAGGGCGGCAACGACAGCGGAGATACGCCCGCCGCGAACGACGTCAAAACCTTCACGCAAGAAGAGGTCAACAAGCTGATCGGCACGACTCGTGCCGAAGAGCGCCGAAAAGTGTCGGAGAAGTACGCCGACTACGAAGACCTCAAGAAGGCGGCGGACGGCAAGAAGACGTCCGACCAGATGTTGGCTGATCTTCAGAAGCGATTCGAACAGTCCGAGACGAAGGCTCTCCGAGCCCAAATCGCGGCCGATTTCCGTATCAGCACCAAGCGTGGTGACAACGGCGAACCGTCTGACGCAGAACTGTTTCTCACTGGAACCGACGAAGAGACCCTCACCGCTCAAGCGAAGAGGCTCGCAGACCGCATGGCTGAGCAAGAAAAAGCAGAAGCCGAGCGCAAGAAGAAAAACCCGATCGTGTCCAAGGAGGGCACGTCGACCAAGACCGGAACCACCACCGAAGAGGACGACCGCGAATTCGCGCGGAACTTCTTCGGCCACAGTTCCTAACCCGAAAGGAATAGCCCGATGGCAACTCTTGCAACCGGCTCCTTCTCACTGCCCAAGCACTTGGTGTCGGGCGTGTGGCAGAAGGCGCAGGGCCAGTCCGTACTGGCCCGCCTGTCCGCTGCTGAACCCCAGGAGTTCGGAGAGCAGCAGTACATGACCCTGACCGCGCCGCCTCGCGGTGAGGTCGTCGGTGAAGGTGCGCAGAAGAGCGAATACACTGCGACCTTCGCGCCCGTGACCGCGATCCCCCGCAAGGTGCAGGTCACTCAGCGGTTCAACCAGGAAGTCAAGTGGGCTGACGATTCTCGTCAGCTCGGCGTCCTGAAGACGATGGCCGACCTGTCCGGTGTCGCTCTGGGGCGTGCACTCGATCTGATTGCCATCCACGGCATCAACCCCCTGACCGGCGCTCTCATCTCGGGTTCGCCGGCCAAGATCCTCGACAGCACCAACGTTGTGGAACTGACAGCGTCGACGGCGGACACCCCCGACCAGGTCATTGAGGAAGCTGTCGGCCTGGTGCTCGACGACGGCATCTCCCCGGATGGGATCGCACTCGACAACGGGTTCTCGTTCTCACTGGCGACTCAGCGGCACCCCACCACCGGGCAGAAGCTGTACCCGGAGTTGGGATTCGGCACCGATGTCAGCTCGTTCTTCGGGCTGAAGGGTGCAGTGTCGGACACGGTCCGCGGCGGCCCGGAGGCCGTGACCGCCTCGACCGGCGTTTACCGCAGCACCAACCCGCACATCAAGGCCATCACCGGCGACTTCAGCGCATTCCGGTGGGGCGTTCAGGTGAACATCCCGCTGGAGCTGATCGAGTTCGGTGATCCCGACGGCCTCGGTGATCTGAAGCGTCAGAACCAGATCGCGATCCGTTCTGAGGTCGTGTACGGCATCGGCATCATGTCCACGGACGCGTTCGCCGTGGTCAAGGACGTCGACAACGACGGCTCCTAACCGAAGGGCGACCCGTGACCGAGATCATCACATCCGACGACCTTCCTGTAGCCGTCGCATCTAATGCGATGGCCACAGTGTGGGTTGAAGGTGCTAATGCTCGCGCGTCACGGGTCGCCCCATGCCTGGCCGCTACCGATCCCGCGCCGAGTGAGGACATGCTGTCCGAGGCGAAGCTGATCCTCATCGGCGCGGTGATCCGATGGTCAGAGGCTGGGGCTGGGGCCCTGCAAACGCAAACGGCTGGAGTGTTCGGTGTCACGCTTGACACCCGGCAGCGCATGGGGTTCAACCTGTGGCCCAGCGAGATCACTCAACTGCAGGACATCTGCAAGAACGGGTCAGAGTCCAAGGCGTTCTCCATCGACACTGTCGGATGCGGGAGCCTTCACTCGCCGATCTGCTCCATCTATTTCGGTGGCGAATGCTCCTGCGGGGCATCCATCGCCGGGGTAGCGATCTACGAGTGACGTTCCCGACGCCGTTCACGGTGGGGCATCACGTGTACTCGTCCACGACAAAGGACGGCTACAACCGTGAAATCCCCGTCTACACGCCGACGAGAGACGCTCCAGGGGTGTCGAATCCGGTGTACGGGTGGGCCAACCCAGTCAACAGTGAACCGAAGGTTGCTGGGCATGACCGGGTTGTGGTGGAGATGGAACTCTATGCCCCACCGGCGTTCCACCCGGGCCCGCAAGACCTTATTGATATTCCGGGGTCTGGGCAGTTCGAGGTGATCGGCTACCCGGAGGACTACAACCACGGCCCGTTCGGGTTCCAACCCGGCTACGTGATCAATCTGCGGAGGGTTGAAGGGTGATTGTTGTCTACACCGATGACGAAGCTATCGGGCATGAGGATGCCACACGGTATTCCAACGATGAGCACAACAACCTGTGTCTGTGGACCGGGGATAAGGGCGACGAACTGCTGGAGCTGTATTCGGTTGGCTACTGGAAGCGTGTGGAGGTGGTCGGCGATGAAGGTTAAGCACAAGATCGGCGGCTACTACAAGCTCCGTTCTGCTGGTGGTGTGGTGGCTTTCCTGGAGGGTGCGGGGAATGAGGTTGCGGCGCGCGCTAATCGTGAACTGAAGGGCGGGCAGAAGGGTTTCAAGGTGTCGTCCCGGCAGGGCGCTAAACGCCCCCAAGGTCGGTGGCGTGTCACCGTGGCGGCGGTCACCCCGTATGCGAAGCGCGCCAACGCGAAACGCAATATTCTGCTGCGTTCCCTCAATGGCTGAATTCTGGCTTCCCGCCAAACCCGGCGTGAAAGTGGCGATCGCTATCTTGGACGCCAAATTCGGGTTCACAGTGTCCGACACGATGCCGAAAACCCGCCCCCCGCAGATCATCCTGGTCTCCCACATGGGGGGTTCGCGCCCCAACCCGGCGCAGTCCATCCACCGACTTCTCATCGAATGCTGGGCCAACAAGTTCCAGTTCAACCTTGAGGAGATGTGCGCGGAAGCGTCCGCAGCGTTGCGGAACTCCCGCGGCAAGTCATTCGCCGACGCATTCAGCTTCGGATGGACGAATGAGCAGGGGCCCGTGGACTTCCCGGATCCCGATGTCACTGACATGTCGCGGTGGCAGTTCCACGGAGACCTCACGCTCTCCACCAAGTAAACCCTTTGCAGCCCATCCACACTGCCTGAAAGGGGCGAACACATCATGGCCGATTCTAAGAACGTTCTGGCCGCCTCCATCGCGGAGGATAACGAATCGTTTTTCAGTGCCCCTCTCGGCACGCCGCTACCCACCGACGCTGTTGAGGTGTTTGACACTGACTTCGTTGGGCATGGCTGGCTCGGCGACGAGGGCGTGAAGAACAAGATTCAGCGGGACACCACTGATCATTACGACTTGTCCGGTCAGCTCATCAAGACCACGCAGGACAAGTACTCCGAGACCGTCACGTTGGTGTTCTGCGAAACGAACCCTGAGGTGCTGAAGACGATCTTCGGTGACGACAACGTCGATGTGGACTACACGTCCGGGCATTTGAAGATGACGGTCCGCCACGACGACAAGCCACTTGACCGCAAGTCGTTCCTCGTGCGGCTCGTGGAGGGCCAGAAGACGACCCTGCATGTCATCCCTGAGGGTCAGGTCACTGAGATCGAGGAGATCCCGTACAGCAGCACCGATCTGACGGTGTATGGGGCGACGGTGAAGTGCTACAAGCCGGCCGATGGTGAGCAGCCGGACAACCCGAAGGCCGTGAACACGTACTACGACTTCGCGGATGTTCTCGACGGGTCATAAGGCACCGTCCGGCGCCGGTCATTCAGGGATGGGCTGCCGGCGCCGGGCGGCCAAATCATCCCCTCTGCCCATCCTGAAGGAAGCCCATCCAATGATTGACATCATCAATGCCTCGGATCCGCGGGTTCGAGTTGAACTGACCTTCCACCCCGAGGGTAAAGACCCGGTGGTTGTGGATATTCCGCGCTGGGATTACCTCGACGAGACAACAGTGCGGAGGATTCGGGCCTCTCTGAGGCATTTCACGCAGGACGCCGAACGGTTAGTGGAGGAAACCCGAAGGGGGTTCCGCCGCTACCAGATCGAGTACAAGAAGTACGAGAAACTGTTTACGGCGTGGGTGAAACGACTCGATGATCCAGAGGTGGAGGATCCCGGCCCGGAGCCGGAGGAACCCGCCAGGCCTGTGTTCGAGAATCCACCCGATGAGGCTGAGGCGCATCGGGCGACAATCTTGGCGTGCTTCAAAGAGGTCGTCCCCGTCAACATTTTCAAACTGTTGGAGAAGTGTTCGACTGCGGAGTTGGCGCAAGGCAAAAACGAGTGGGATAAGCATTCGTCGATCCCGTTGGGGGAATTATTGGCCTCTCCGACTTCCTTGACGGGGAGCACGGAGAGGCCGTCGTCGCCGACCTCCTCAACCGAGGATGGCACCGACACGACATCGGAAGCCGACTCTCCTGGAGTGAATTCCGAATCATCCTGAACTGGCTTCCCCCGAGCGGGGATTCAGCCTTGTACCGGTCCAGGTTTCCGAACACGTGGTGGGTCAACCCGATTGTGGAGTTCCTCGCCGGGATTCTGTTCTCTGTGCAGTCGGGGAACTGGCAGCGCGGCGGCGGTAAGGGTTCGAAGCCGAAAGCGTGGAAGCGTCCGCGGGAGTTCTCAACTAAGGGCATTCCGCGGACGAAGGCGGATCTCATTGAGCGGCAGCGTTCGCAGGCGGAGCATCTGCGGAAGCGCCGTGAAGATAAAAGACGATTGAAGGGTGGTGGCTAGTGGCGAACGGAGTTGAACTGGCCACCGCCTACGTGTCGCTGGTCGCGGAGACGAGCAAGCTCAGGAAGCAGATTGACCGCGAACTCGCTGATATTGATGCGCGTCCTGCGGGCAAGAAGATCGCTGCCGACATCTCTCGCGGGTTGAGTTCAGGGAACTCTGAGATCGCCCGTGCTGGAACGAATGCTGCTCAGGCGTATGAGCGGAACCTGCAGTCGTCGATTCGGGGGGAGAGGGTCGGTACCGCGATCGGCACTGTGATCGGTAAGGGTATCGGCGCAGGCATCAAGGTGGGTATTGCGGGGGCGGCGGCTGCTGCGACAGGCGCGGTGGCGCTGTTGTCGACAACCCTCACGAAGGGTTTTCAGCGGCTCCAGACGATTGATCAGGCGAAGTTCAAGCTGCAGGCGTTGGGTAATTCTGCAGCTGATGTGCAGACCATCATGGACTCTGCAACGAAATCTGTTAAAGGGACAGCGTTTTCGCTTGCTGATGCTGCTACGGCGTCGGCTTCTGCTGTTGCTGCTGGCATAAAGCCGGGAGAGAAGCTCACCAAGTACCTCTCTGATGTTGCCGATAGCGCCGCTGTTGCCGGCACGTCGTTTGAGGAAATGGGCTCGATCTTCAACAAGATTCAGACCAACAACAAGGCCTATACGGATGATTTGCAGCAGTTGGCTGACCGTGGCCTGCCGATTTTCACGTGGCTACGTGAAGAATATGGTGTGTCGGCTGAGGCGCTGCAGAAGATGGTCGAGGACGGGAAGGTTTCCGCCTCTGATTTCCAGAATGCGATCGAGCAGCATATTGGTGGGGCCGCGCAGAAGATGGGCCAGTCGTTTGGTGGCGCGGTCGACAACATGGAAGCCGCGATGGCTCGATTGGGCGCGAACTTCCTGACCGCGATCTTCGGCGGGGACAGCGTGAATGCGTTGGCCGGCCCGACTGAGGCTGTCAACAAGATCACGGAGAAGTTCAACCAACTGGATCAGTGGGTGGCAGCCCACCAGGGGGACATCAAGAACTTCTTCCACGAGATGGCTGATGGCGCTAAGTGGGTCGTCGACAAGGTCAAGGAGATAACCGACCTACTCATCAGGTATCCGGAGTTAGCGAAGACCGCGGTGATCGGGTTCGCTGCATGGAAGACCATCGAGGGCGTTTCAGCCCTACTGGACAGCCTGAAGAACATTTCGACCATGTTGGGTGTCACTCTTCCTGCGAGTGCGTCTACGGGCGCTGCTGGTATCTCTGCGGCTCTGGCGAAGGTTGCCGTTCCACTGTGGTTGGCGTACTTGGTGGGGCAGGGTAATCCGGCGATTCGGCCGGGGATGCAACTTCCCAATGGATCTACTACGCCGAACGTCCAGAACGGCGATCGGATAGTTGTCGGGGCTGATGGTTCAGTCACAACTGTCCCGCAGTCCATTCCTGGTGGTGGGGGTCCGAACGCCCAGCGCCAACGCCGCGGGGCTGACGCTGTAGGACCGTTTGATGCGGGCATCCCTGTCACGCCGGATAACGTCCTTAACCCACCCGCGTTCGGTAGTTCCGCCGCTCCCGGTGGTGCTGCGGCCGCCGCACCGGCGGGCCTAACCGGAAACAAGGGCGTGGCCTATCAGGCGATGCTGCAAGCAGGATTCCCCGCCTCGGAATGGGGTGCACTGCAGAACCTTCTCAACGGTGAATCGGGTTTCCGTCATACCGCGCAGAATCCGTCATCGACTGCGTACGGGATGTTCCAGTTCCTTGATTCGACGTGGGCGACTGTTGGTGGTTCGAAGACGTCGGATCCCGCGTTGCAGTCGCAGTATGGCCTGCAGTACATCAAGCAGCGCTATGGGACACCTTCTGCGGCGTGGGCGTTTTGGCAGTCGCAGTCCCCGCACTGGTATTCGGCTGGTGGTCCAGCTATGGGTGCTGGTGGTCCTACTGCGGACAAGATTCCTGCGATGCTGTCCAACGGGGAGCATGTCTGGACGGCGGCTGAGGTCAACGCGGTTGGCGGCCAGGACAAGGTGTATCAACTCCGCCAGATGGCCCTGGCGGGCATGATTCCCGGTTTCAACACCGGTGGCGCAGTCGATAACGGACAAAACTCCGACCTGATGTGGATGATGTACGGCCGCTGGGGTCAAAAGCGTGACGCTCCAGAGCCTTTGCAGGACATGCTGGTTAGCGGTGGGCGGGACCGGCTTACCCGCAATCTGGACGGCGGTATCAACGCGGGTATTGGCTACTCACGGGCGATTGAACCGGGAAATTTCAATCCCAACATGAAGATTGACACCAGCACGTCGAGCTTCTTTGATCCATCTCCGGGTAACAACTATGCACCGGACTATTGGAGCCTGACCCAGGACGACGTCAAAAGCATCACCCCGTTGCGGCCGAATGAGAGTTACGACAACCCGGTTAAGCGTGCGCGCTGGGACATGAAAAAGAACGACGCGATGTGGCGATTCATCACCGGTCAGCCAGCACTGCCTGGATATAGCGATGGCGGACAGGTAACTCTGGAGGATCTCCTTAAGCAGGGAGTTGACCCGAACACCACCCAGCACGGCACCGGGCAAGGCGCACCTCCGGGGCCGACACCGGACCAGCTGCAGCAGTTGGGCCAAGCCCTCGGGGCCCCCCAGCAGGACCAGGGCACACAGACCGACGCCCCGGGCCGCACGCAGGGCTACATCCCCGCCGCCGCGGGTAACACCAGCACCGCGGGAACCAGCTTCCTGTCCGGGATCTACGGCATGGGTGCTGAGGTCATCAACGGCATCATCGACCAGGCCGCTAACGCCGCATCCCAAGCGGCTGGCGCCGCAGCCACAGTGTTCGCCCCAGGATCCGGCGGCGCCGCATCAGGGCTTACTTCCGCCGCGATCAGCATGGGCACTCAAGCCGCTAAGCGCGGTGTCGAGTACGGCGCCCAGATGCTCGGAATTGGAACAGACGCCCTCATCGAACAGTTAACCCCGTTCGGTGCGCCGCGCTTACTTACTACCGACGTCACAGGTTTCATGCCGCAGCAGGCGATCATGGGTGCCGCGACAACTTCGATAGAGAAGGCGTTCCAGCAGGGAAATCAACCCCCCGGTGATGGGCCGCAGCAGCATCAGGGAACGGGCGCACCTCCCGGGCCGGTGCAACCGCCACCACCTGGACCGTTCCCGGCCCCAACCCCGCCGCTCCCCGGCCCTCCTGCGCAGCCGGAAAACCCTGCGCCGCAACCAGCCGCCACGCAACCTCCAGATCAGCCCCAGTGGGATCCGCTGCAGTTCCTCAACGGCGGAGTCTTCGACAGCGGCGGCTGGCTCAAACCCGGCGGTGTAGCGGTGAACCTGGGCAACAAACCCGAACCGGTTCTCTCCCCGCAGCAGTGGGAAAGCATGGCGTCACAACCTGCAGCGCAGTCAGGCAACGTCACCTACCAGGTGTACGCCCAGAACCTCGATGAGGCCATGCGGTCCCTGCGGAACAAGGAGCGCCTCGACATGATGCAACACGCGGGCAGGCCGTGAACCGGTTCATCCCGAACCCGGACTTCTTCGACCGCAAAATCCGCGGCATCTGGATCACCGGTCAAGGCAGAACATTCCACACGCACGGCAACATGGCCGGCGCGGAAGGGGTGTGGTCCGGGCAGGGTCAGGTCAAAGGCATCTGGGATTCACCGGTCAAAACCACCTGGAAATCCGGTGCGTTCGAGGTGGGTTCGAAGCCGAAAAGCGTGAAGCGGCTAGAGCGTGACATGACGTTGGGGTTCCACATTACCGACACTCGCACCAGGTCGATGGAGGACAACGAGTCCGACTTTCGTGGGATCTTCGATTATGAGGTTGACGAGTGGGACGACGAGCCAGAACCCACCATCTTGCATGTGGACACTGATAAGTCGGGTGTCCGCAAGCTCGACCTGTTGATGTACGACACCCCCATTTTCGAACCGCCCGTAGACCCTATTGAGCAGCAGTACACCAACCTGATTTTGCAGGTTCGTGCCGGTGACCCCGACTGGTATCAGGAGTCAATCAAGAAGGTGTTCAAGGCTGGTTCCACCTCGGCGTCGGGATTCATTGAGGTTGAGAATCCCACCGACCGGCCGATGAAGCATCAGTGGATCCTCACCCGAGCCCAGTGGACCATCCCGGATGTGTCATGGAAGGGCGGGAAGTACCGCCGACATCCGGGCGGGGTTCATGCGACCCGGTCGTTGACGCTGGAGCCGATCACCGAGATTCAGGGCGGGATTGTCATCAGCCTCGACACCGCCAAGAATCTAATGATTCGGGATCACAACTACACCAACGCATTACCTGCGCTACTGCCGGGCGGGCAGCACTTCACCTACCAGATCCCGCCCTATACCCCGAAGCAGCAGTTGCCCATCTCCTACGAGGGGGCGCCAGCTGGTGGGGCGATGGCCACACTGGTGCAGCCCCGCCTCTGGTCGCGGCCATGGGGGCTTGAATGACCACCATCCTTGACTACACGCCAACCCTGTTGGACGTCGACAACCTCACGCTGGAAGAACAGTGCGAACGCATCTGGGCGGAAACTCTCAAACAGGAACGCGCAGAGAAGGCGCTCCGACGGCAGAAGCCTGACGCCACGATATGGGATGGCGACTGGAATCAGCAGCACGTCCTCGGTGACGACACCTATTCAGCCGAGTTTTCGTGGATATCCAACGACTCCGGGCCCGGGCAGACAGTCCTGCCGTTCTCTTCGCCGGTGGCGCAGTGGATTTACGACATGCAGGGCCGCATCGACCGCGGCGAGAAGCGCAACGTTCACATCACGGTGGAGTATTGCGGCGCCCGCTGGGGTGGACGTCTCGACAACGCCACCTATCGGGTCACTGAGGACGGCGATGAGGTTCTCATCGTCACCTGGCTGCACGACTATGAGAACGCCAAGTGGTATTCCGTCTGGAGTAACCCTTTCCTGCCGGCAGCATTCCAGTGGCCCAGGGCGTTTCTGCTGGCCGGGCCTGTGGACTGGATTCTGCTACTCAGTCTGCATCTCCAGTTCTTCCGGGAGCACAACCCGCTCATCACCATCCCGGATGATCCGCTGGACTTCGAGTCCTATCTCACCGCGCTTGATATGTCGCAGTGGCAGAACGTGGTCAAGCCGCGGTCGTTCATCGATGCGATGGCCTCCGGCGTGGTGTGGGGTGTGGTTTCGAGCAGGTTCTCGAACTGGCACGATATGGCGCACATCATGCTCGAAGACGCCGAAATGTCGGTGGTGCCAACAAGATTCCTTGAAGGCGATCCGCCACCATGGAAGGGCGCGCACCTCCGTCACGGCACCTTGTGGTGGGACATTGTCGACAAATCCGGTGTCTACATTGGAACGTCGAACGGCGGAACCATTTTCGATGGTCTCGCCCGCACGGTCGCGGAGTTCGCTGAGGACTTCATCGACTCCACCAGCGATGTTATCCGCGATGTCGATATCCCGACCGAGTACTACCGTCAGGGAAACAGGCTCACCCGCAAAGAACTCCCCTACGTTGTGTATGTCCAAGGCGACGAGACAGGGATCCAAACCTCGGACCTAGTCGTTTCGCCAGCTAAGGGCATCCAAGTCAACGTCGGCGGGCACTCCATGCCTGGAGTCAACGAAGCGATCTCGGCGTCAATCCAGGCAGGTTTTGACATCCTGGGCGGGATAGCCCAGATCGGTTCCCTTGGCGGGTCGGTTGATGCGCTACTGAAACCCCTCTACGAGGACACGATCCTCGCGTGGTGGTCCGCTAAATCCACGGCCCGTGCGCAACACTCGGGCTGGTCGCGGTATTTCGAGTACTTCCAAGACGGCGCGAACAAGGCGTACACCATCGCGAGCTTGATGGTTCTGCGGGCGGGATTCTGGGCTACCAAGACAACGATCTCCTGCAAGCTAGCGGTGCTGGATGCCTCACCGTGGATGGTGGGAGATCGGGGACTAGGCCATTTCTTCCTTGAGGACCGGGTCGGTTTCGCGCTGAAGAACGATCCACGCAAACGCATCCACATGGACCGGTGTCGAAGATTAGATTTGAAGTGGTCCCCGGAAAACCCGTACGCCGACTGGATCATCACGATAGGTGATGACCGCGCTCTGCAGGACCCGGCCCAGCGCGCGTGGGGCAAGATTGAGGCGATCGTCTCGTCGCTCCGCGAGCTGGGTGTTTATTGAAAACCATTGCGGCGGAGGATAATTCATGCCTGGTGTGAACTTGCCGAGAAACTTCAATGCCGAAGAGTACAAGAAGTCGTCTCGCAAATTCTCCAACATGCTCCCCACGAGGGAGGCGTGCGATCTGAACGATCCGAAGGAAATGTTCCTGTGGATGTTCGTTGCGCAGCCCGGCATGAACGGCGGTCAGCAGGCCATGCCAGCGGCCTACAACATGCTCCTGTCGGAGCATCTGTTCGAGTGCGGGGCGATGCTGCGCTGCGAGAACTGTGGCCACGCCAAAGATCCGGAGAAGGTGTATGTGCCGCCCGCCGCTAACGATCCGCACTGGATGACTTCTCCGGGGAAGTGGAAGCCGAAATCTGAAGTTCCCCAGGATAAAGCCAACCCCATGGATGCCGCACTGGACGGGTTAACCAATCAGCAGCAGGCCGCACTGTTCCAGCGGCTACTGAAGAAACATCAGGACGGGGTGCTGTAGATGGCCGGCTTGTTCTGCGAATTCCTCGACGCGGCTGGCGAGCCATGCCAGGGCACTGTCACGCTAACCCCGAAGGGCGCATTCGGATCTCGTGTCGTCCTGGTACTCGATGAAGGTGAGATCGACTCAGACATCACCCCCGGTGACTATCGGGTGGATATCCGGTTGAAGAACGCCGACACGGTCTCTAGGGAGATCAGCGTTCCGGATGGTGATGCGGTGGACCTCCGGACGTTGACTCAGGGATACGCCCCGGCACCTTCGGAAGCCTCCACGGCGATCTTCGCGGCCGGCCCGTTCGTGTTCGATATCCCGTGGTGGGCCACCCACGTTGACCGTGTCCTGTTAGGTGGGGGTGGTGGGGGTGATGACGGCGCCACCCTGACCGCCGGTAAGGGCGGCGGGCCGGGAAGTTGGATCGCCGACACCCTGGTTCGAGGGACGGACATCCCGTGGGATTCGACGCAGATCACAGGAACAATCGGTGACGGCGGCGCCCACAATGAAGGCAACGGTGGCGCAACCACAGCGTCCGCGATTGGTGCTGATGTGCTCACCGCCCCGGGCGGCACGGGGGGGACGTCGGGCACTTCGACTGGCTCGACTGCCGGGTCGGTGACTTTCAACAACATCGTGTACAGCGGTGGGGCCGATCAGGCGACTAAGGGAGCGGACGGTTTCAGCCCGGGTGGTGGCGGTGCTGGCGGCAATTCGGGAGGTCAGGATGCCGGTGCTGGGGCGAGTGGCGGTGCATGGTTCCGTGTCTACCGGCAGGGTGCCTGATGTTGAAGTTGGGGCGGCCGGCGGACCGCCGCTACACGTATAAGGGTGACCGGCGTGGAATGGTCGCCGCTGGGGAGTTGATGGGACCCGATGCTCACGGGGTGTACTGGAAACCTCTGCGCGAGTACCTGAATCCCGACAACACCACACTTGTGGTGTTCGCCCCAGTTCACCCTGACCTGCTTCCCTCGGGGTTGCGTCAATGACCCAGCCGAACCTGTTGATGCCGGACACGGCATTCAACTACGGCTCCCTTCACGACCTGTCGTTGAAGGATGAAGACGACTGGATGTCCGAGCTGCGGGGCGGGGTCCGGTCACCGTTCCTGAAGTTCGAGGATTTCGTCCAGTCCGCATTCCATGTCATTAATGGGTTCGCTTCCCTGATCGCCCATGTTGGCGGTGAGATCGCCGAAGACGTCGCAGATTTCATCAACACGGCTATCGCGAATGCCACCAATGCGTTGAATCAGATCGGGACGTTGATCTGGAAGGTCGGCGGCACCGTCATCGATGATGTCGGTGACGCCATCAAGGGTACCGCCATCACGTTGGGGAACCTGACCGACGACCTGCTGCACAATGCGGCTGCGGTGATTGGGGCGATCCCGCAACACCTGATCTCGGGTCTCAATGGGGCGTTGAACGCCATCAATGGTGGCCTGAACGCTGCGAAGAACTTTGTGCAGCAGGTGATCGACGCGATCCTCTCCGCCCTGCGGGGTATCCCGATCATCGGCGGGTTCATTCCCGATCTACAGAAGGCTGTCAAGCAGCAGAAGGCCGATCAGGAGTCGTTCACGATTTCGGCGATCGTGTCGGACTACCGGAACCCGCAGTCGCGGTGCCGGTATCCGATCGCGGACGTCACTTACGACGAAGTCCTGAACAACCACATGTATGTGTTCGGGACAACCGATGATGCCTCCACCGGGACAGCGCACACCCATACTGTGGGGTCGTCGAATAGTGCGGTGGCTGCGCCGGCAGGGTGGTCGATCAACCAGAACGAATCCCGCGGCTCCTACCTGACGATCATGAACCCGACCGTGCACGACACGTTCGGGTGCGTGGTGTGGAAAGACGCCGGGACGCTCAACAACGTGTACCTGGAGTTGTTCAAAGTCAACTCCGATGGGTCGTTGACGAGGATTGCGTCGCAGGAGTTTTCGTCCTCAATCACAACATCGACGACATTCTTCGAGTTCACACTCCCCTCCCGCCTGATTGTTCAGGCGGGTGAGAAGTATGTGATGCGGATCCGGAACTCTTCGTCGGTGGCGACGACGGTCCGGGTGATAGGGATGGAGCGGGTCACGTCCGCCCCCGATGACGGGTTCAAGACGGTTGGGTCGACGTTGACCTCCCAAACCACGTATACGGCGTCTCAGGCCACCACGGCACGGTCGAATGGGACGACGTTGTGTTGGTTCATGCTGGCCGCGTTGTCGATGCCCGAAGTCGACAAAATGTATTCGGACTCGTTCAAACGGTCCACGATTGGTGGGCAGTGGGTCCGCCAGTCCTCGACCTTGTCTCTGATTGATGTGTATGACGAGGCCCTGGGCTATACCGGAACTTCTGATGGGGAGCAGTCGGCGCTGTACATTCTGCGCTGCACCAGGGACACGAACCGTGTCACCGGGAACCTGTACATCAACACGAATTCCTCTGCGCGCGAGGGCTTGATGATGCATTGCGCCCGGGATTTCAGCCAGGTCGTGTATTTGGGTGTTGATGGTACGTCCGCGAAAATCTATTCCGGTCCAATCGATTCACTGACGGAGCGGGCTTCCCTAGCATCTGGGGGTACGGGGAAGTGGTCCCTGTATTACGACTCGTCGGCCGATAAGTATGTGGCGTTGATGAACGACGCTGACATTGGGCTGCAGTGGACCTCTGTGGGGTCTGCTGTTCTGCACGGTGACGATTATCGGTTCGGTGGTGCCCGTATCGAGTGTGTCTCGGGTGAACCTGCTGGCACTGTTGATGATTGGGAGTTGCGGGATTGGAGTGTTGCTGTCCTGGCCGCGGTCACAGCTCCTCGCGCTGAAGCCACGGTTGGTGGGTTTGACGCGACTCCTACTGCTGCTGTGGCGTTCACCTCCCCGGCCGCTACTTCTACTGCTGAGGGCGTGGCCCCAGATGTGGCTGCAGTGGCGACAGTCGCCGCACCACGAGCTGAAGCGATCGCGACAGGTGCCGAGACCGGTGTGTCGGTCAACGACCACTTCCCGTACGCGTTCCCCTTCGACCTCACCTAAGGAACTGTTGTGGCAGAGAAAGATCGATGGGCTGACGGTGTCGTCACGAAGGCAGACATGGACGCCTTCGGCGATCACGTCGATGCGCTCCACACTGTTGTCGAGTACACCACCGACACCGGTGGGGTGGCGTCAGCCTCCATCCCTACTGGGGCGAAGGGTTGCTGGGTGACCGCGATCGGCGCTGGCGGCGGTGGCGGGTCGGGTGCCTACAACGGACCGAGCACCAACCGCTGCGGCGGTGGTGGTGGGGCCGGCGGGAACATGATCCGCGACCGGTTCATCCCCGCTGCAGCGTTCGGAGCCACCTACGGCGTAACCGTAGGCGCGAAAGGCGTCGGAGGGGCTGTCGTCACCACTGGGGCGACAGCCGGAAATGCGGGCGGCGCGGGCGGGAACGCTGGATTCACCACAGGCTCAGTGGTGCTCTACGCGTCCGGCGGCGGCGGCGGTGGTGGCGGTGCTGGAACGGCGGCGGCCGGCGGAACCCCGGGGGGCCTGGGTGACCTACTGGGAACGCCTGGCGGCAATGGCTTCACCGCGGCTGAAGCAGCCCCCGCACAAGACTCACCGCAAGCCACCGCCACGGGATTCTCATTCGGTGGGGCGTGCGGTGGCGGCGGTGGCGGCGGTCGGAATAGTGGCGGTGCCCTCGCCCCCAAGGGTGGTGATGGGGGATCCACACCTGGCGCTACCGGCGGTATAGGCGCATCGACCAGTGACGCCACCTCGGGGACGGGTTACAGCATCGGCGAACCCGGAATGGGTGCAGGCGGTGGCCGCCAGGACGACACCACCACATCCCGCCAGCACGGCGCCAACGCAACCGGATACGGCGGTGGCGGCGGCGGTGGCGGTGGCGGTTACACGACAGCCGGTAATGGCTCTGGCAGGGGCGGCACCGGCGGCCCCGCATACGTGCGGATCATCTGGGTCTTCTAGGAGAAAACACTATGGCTTCCAGCAAGTTCTATTCCGGGTTCTTCAGGTCCATCATGAACAAAGAGGTCGACCTAGACACGGACGCGATAAAACTCCTCCTCTGCACCAGCTCCTACACCCCCGACCAAGACACCCATCGTTACAAGTCCTCCATCACAAACGAGGTCACCGGACCCGGCTACACGGCCGGCGGGGCGGCAGTATCCAACATCACCTACTCCTACGATGCCACCGGAAACGTGCTGTCGTTCTCCGGGGATCCGGTGGCGTGGTCCGCTTCTACGATCACCGCCAGGTACGGCATCCTGTACGACTCCACCCCCTCCACGGATGCGACCCGACCTCTGATTCTGTTCGTGGATTTCGGTGGCAACATCTCCTCCACCGCAGCGACATTCACGGTCGCGTGGGATACGGCTGGTATCGGGGCGGTGACGCTCGCATGATCACCGTCACTCGCAAAGCTGTCGACGGCCTGAAGTCGTGGCCCCTGACTGAGCCGGCGAAGGTATTCGAAGCCCTCACTGAACTAAAGGATGAGGGCTGGGAAGGCGCGATCGACTCCACCACGTGGAGTATCCGGCTGTCCTCCAGCGGGAAGAACAGTGTGAATGCCCAACTGGGGCAGTGCCTTGTCTTGGATGGGGACCTTCGCGTCTTCGGTCCTACTGCCGCCTTGGAAATCTACGAGTTCTCCGAACCCGTCGACTTCCCCGCGCCAGAACCAGAACCGGAACCGGAACCAGAGCCGGAACCGCAGACCAGCGAAGACACCTCTGTGCCGATCACCCGCACCGTCCGATAGGAGACTGTTATGGCCGATACCGACGAAGACATCTACTCCGGGTTCACCCTGTCGTCCTGCATCCTTGGGGTGTCTGCGATCCTGTCGACGATCACTCACGCGAAACTGCACGTCGGTGCGGCATTCGACGGGACCTTGCATCCCTCAGCGTTCACGACGCGTGTGGCAGCCACCTACGGGTCACCGGACGCGAACGGCCTGTACGACCTCACTGCGCCGTTCTCGTTCTCCAGCATCGTCACCATCGAAGACACGTGGGGCGTGTCCTTCTGGACCGCGTCGACTGGTGGTACATGCCGGATGGTGCGGCGCTTCTCCGACATGGTGCATGTGTACACGGGTGACACGTTGACGGTGGTGTCGGCCCCGGTCTACTCGAAGCCGGTCGACCTCTAATGGCAGTCGGATTCGGTGTCACCGGTATCGGGGCGGGAGACTCCTCGAACAACTCACTGTTCGGCATCGACACGCACGTGGCTGCGGGGTTCGACCTTGTCGTCAACGCGGGGGACTGCATCATTGCGGGGCTCTCGTTCTCCGCGGCGGACCTCGCGTTGGGCCCGTTCATTGTTGGCGATAACGAACTGGACGACTTGGCACGGAAAGTGACGTGCGGGTCTGTGCAGATGACATCGCTGGGTGTCATTCAATGGGACACGTTGCAGGCATGGACTGAGGTGTTCGCTCTGCTGGATGCGCCGGGCGGTAAGCAGCGCATCATAGGGGCGGTGGGTGGCGGTGTGGCGTCGAAGCGGCTTCTGCGGGTTTCCGCTGCAACGTATAGCGGGGTTGACTCGGTAGGGACACCGGTGATTGTGTCCGGTACGGGAACGTCGATGTCGATTTCAGCGACCGTGACAGCAGCCGACCGTGTGGTTGGTGTGTTCGGCACCCGCTCCGGCATATCGGCGTTCAACGGGTCGATCCGCTACCTCAACAATGCGGGCATCAGTTTGTTGATCGGTGATGCGGCGGGGACGGGTTCGTCGCAGAGCCTCACGGGTACTCGGCAGAAGTCGGGGCAGTGGGGTGGGATTGTGGTGCCCTTGAACGCAGCTGACACGGTCGCGTCATGCCCTCCGATGGCGTTCGGTGTGGGGTTCGGTGAGCTTGACGTGCAGCGTGAGCAGCGCCTAGGTGGGTTGCGGCGTCAGGTGTTTGTGGTTCCGTTGGATTCGGATGGCAAGAAACGTTATATCGACACGGCTGACCCGAAGTCGCCGGACGATGTGACTCCGTTGACGTTGGATTGGACGAATTTCCTTGCCCTGACGAAGGATCGGATCAGGGACGGCTGGATTGATATCGGTACACGTCTAGAGAAGCGGGACGACTGGTTCACGTTCACTGATCAGACGGTGATGGTGGCTGGTGGTTCTGCTGGCCGGCCTGAGTACATCACGTTCCACATCGACACGTGGGGCGGTGAGTCCTACTCCAGGACGTTGAAGCTCCCGATCAAGAGCCTGTAAAAGGGGGTGTTCGGTGCCTGATCTTCCAAGTTATGCGGTGTCCTGGAACGTTTTCGACATTCCGGGGACGGTGCAGGCGGGAGAGTTGACGCGGCTCGCGTTGGCGAAAGCCCGCGCAATCTTCACCTCCAATCTGGAGCCGACGAGTTTCCTCACGTTCGGTGGGGATTCGCATCGTCCTCCGCACATCGTGTACGCGAGTGTGAATAATGCTGGCGCCCTGGTCGATAAGGATGGGGCCACTCTCAAACTGTTGGCGAATGATCCGGGTTTGTCGGTGACGGGGATTCAGTGGCGGGCGACGATTGTGTTGCCGGTTCCTGGCCCGTTGCAGCAGTTGGAGATCGGCCCGTGGGACGCCCCCGAGGATGGGGATGTTCTGTTGTTGTCGTCTGTGGTTCCGACTGTCGCGCTTCCTCCGCTATCTGGTGGCGGCGGCATTATCGATGGGACACCGTAATGAGCACACCGATCGTCAAGTACCGCCTAACGCCCTACCAGAGGACCGCCGCGGCGTTGGCCACGGAGAACGCGATCCCTTTACAGGGGGAGCGGGTCCGGGAAACCGACACGGGCCGCGAGAAGACCGGCGACGGATCAACGCATTACAATGACCTTCCGTACAACGAAGCTTTAGTCGAGTACGCGAACCAAGCTGCGTTTACTGGAACTGGGAAGCCCGGCAAAATCTATGTGGCGTTGGATACTGGTGATTCGTTCCGGTGGTCGGGGTCGGCGTATGTGCGGATCAGTGACCGTGTCACCGCCTCAGGCATCACAGACTCTGGAGCGGTGGGACGGTCGGTTGTTCAGGCTGCAACCCAGGCGGCGGCGAGAATAGCGACGGATTCCGGGATGGCGCAGCGCGCCAGGTACGGCGCCCGAACCGTAGTCGATGGTGATTCGATCACCATCCGCCCCGGCACCGTATCCACATGGAACAGTTCCCCCGGTGGTTGGTCGATGGAGATGGCCCGCCTCTCCAATGGGCGAATTGACTTGCTGTACAACGCTGGCGTGTCCTCCACGGGGATCACGACCCGAATCTCAAACTTCCCCACGAAAGTCGCCCCGTACACCCCGGAGACGGTGCTGCTGGCTAACGGCACCAACGACATGTCCATCATGACCTTGTCGCAGTACCTGACGTATCTGGGCCAGTACTACGACCTGGTGCGCGGGATCGGTGCGCAACTGATCCTGGGCGGGATTTACCCGAAGAACGTTGACGTCGATAAGGCGTCCTCGTGGAATGCGGGGATTGTGGATTGGGCGAAAACCCGTGGCGTTTTGGTAATCCCGTTCTGGGAGTTGGGTGACCCTACGACGGGGGCGTGGCCTTCCGGTTGGTCGACTGATGGTGTGCACCCGGATTACGATTCGCTGGCGTTCCCGGCGATCGGTAAGTTCGCGTGGCAAGCCGTGCAGCGCGCCTACACGGAACCGGTCGCAGCATCAGCTCGGTATGCCACCGATCCGGGGGCGTTGCTTACCTGCTTCTTCACTGATCTGACTGCGACGATTACTGGTGCGGCGACGATCACGGGGATTGTGTCGACGACGGGGACGTTGGCGGCGGGGGATTACACGTATCGGGTGGTGGCCGGTAACCATTACGGGCAGGTGTCCGGGGTTGCTGATTCCACGATTACTTTGTCCGCTTCGACGGGGGCGACGATCACCTCCGGGGCGTCTGGTTCGTATACGACTCGGCGGGTGTTCCGCCAGTCACCAGGCGATACGACGTTCTATTACATCGGGAACATCAATGTTGCTGGTACGCAAACGTTCACCGATAACGGTATCGCGAACGGGTACGCGTACCGGGCTGGTGATACCACCAGGTATCCGACGGGGATGATCACTGGCGGTTGGCAGGACGCGCAAACGTTAGCGTACGGACCTCCTGTTCGGGACGGAGCTTCGGAGGGGATTCGGGGCAACATTTTCCGGGGCGCCCGCTGCGAAGGGTCCGCTGTGTACCGGTCGGACCGCTTCCTCATCACCGGGTTAACGGCCGGGCAGGTGGTGACGGTGAGTGTGAAGTGTAAGGGCGCGAACACGGCCGGGCAGGATGCGTTGCAGATGCGGTATTTCAACCCTGCCGGTGACACGCAGATCGATGTGGTGGCTTTGGGGGCTACTCGGTTCGGCACTGACTGGGGATTGATTTACGGGAGGACGACAGTGCCGACCGGATCGGATCGGGTGTATGTGTGCCTTGAGGGCACTGCTACCAATCCGTTTAGCGACTGGGCTGAATTGAGGGTGTTCTGATGCCAACGATGTATGCCACGGCCGCGGAGTGGGCCGGGCTGAATCTGTTCGTCCCCGCCAACACGATTGGTGAGGAGTCCGATACCGGTAAGCGGAAGTCCGGTGGGACGGCAGGCAACTACTGGAATTCGTTGTCGTACACCAGCACCGCGTCGGGATCGTACAACTTCGACACGGTGCCCAGCGGTTCGGCGGTGGCCACTGCGGCGACTGCCACGACTTTGGCGGTTCGTGACTCGAACGCAAACCTCTCGGCGGATGGGTTCATTCCCTCTTCAACATCCACAGCGACGGCTGCGGGAACAACAACGCTGACGGTGGATTCCACTGAGCTGCAGTTCTTCACCGGCACCACCACGCAGACAGTTCTGTTGCCGACAACGGGTGTGCCGGTGGGGCGACTGTTTGTCATCTTCAACACCTCCACCGGGTTGGTGACGGTTCAATCCTCGGGTGCGAACACCATTGGGTACGCCCCGGCTTCGGGTGGGATTCTGGTGGTGCAGGCGAACACCGCGACCCCGACAACGGCGGCGCATTGGACTGTCCGGTCGTATGCTGCGACTACCAGTTACACGTCTGGTGTGATCAGTGTGGCATTGCGGGACAACAACAACATCCTGTTCGCCCGGGCTCTGATTGCGGCGTCAACCACAACTGCCACCGCGGCCGGTACGACGACGTTGACTATCTCCAGCCCGACGATTCAGATCTTCACGGGGTCGACGACGCAGACGATCACTTTGCCGACGACGACGGTGATTTTGGGGCATCGGATCACGTTCATCAACAAGTCGTCTGGTGCCCTGACGGTGAACTCTTCGGGTGGGAACTTGGTGGCGACGGTGGCCGGTGGGGCGACGGCCGAGGTGATGGCGAATCAGTCGACACCGACGACGGCCGCGCACTGGTCGGTGCTATCCAACGGTGGCACGGCTTAGGTTGGGCAGTTGACCTGGGTGTGGCCGAACGGTGCCGCCGTCGTGCACGGCACAGGCGGACTCAGCTGATCAACAATCAGCGCCCCGATCTTCTCGGCAAGCCACACATGCCCCGCATCGTTCGGGTGAATCCCATCCTCCCCGATCAACTCCGGATGCCCGACCAGCCAGCCATCAGTGATCGGATCGACCCACACCGCGTGGGCCTTGACCGCTTCAGTTCGGATGATGTCGCGGGCCTCCAACACCTCGGGTGGGGGTTCCCCGACAGGCCACGCAGGACCGATCACCAACAATGATGCAGTCGGGGCTTTCACTTTGATCGCCGCCAACGTGCCATCCACAGCAGCAGGTAGATCCTGCAGGTGCTCGGTGTTGTTGCGCGACCCGAATACCACCACCAGTCGGGAGTTCGACTTCACCACCTTCGGTACCTCCGCGGCGAAGTCGGTTCCGTTGTGTCCGGGTTTCCCGTACCCGGATGCACCCTCAGCGCCTTTGAGGATCGACACCGGATGGTCCGGGTTGAGTTGCCTCTCGACCAGTGCGGGCCATCCGTGATCGCCTTGCCCGCCCATCCCTGACCCGCTGGTGTAGGAGTCGCCGATCACCGACACGATCGCCGCCGGCACTTCCGGTGGGGGTGGGGTGTACCGGGATTCGTATGCCGGTGGTGTCTTCGGGTACAGGAACATGGCTGTCCCGGCAATCACCGCGGTAACTGTGAGACCGGCGAGGACCAAGTATTTCAGCCGGGATGTCTCTGTGGAGTTACGTCGGTGGCCCATGGTCGCGGATCGTAACCCGGGCGTGCGGGGGCTGGAATCCGCCGATCGTATGACAAGTCCTCAACGTGGAGGTCCCTGTGAAAACACTCCTGATTTACGCCCTCACCGCACTCGCCGCGCTGGGTGTGGAAGCCGGGCTCGCCTACCTGTGGCTGATCGGTGTGGCCCCCCAGTTTGAGAAACAACTCTCCCACCACTAGCGCTGGTTGCGTTTCCGTCGCCCGGCTTTGACGTAACGCTCCAAACCTGCCCGGACAGCATCCGTGACCGTCTCACCGTTCTCGGCCGCGATCTCCTGGGCTTCTAGGTACAGCTCGTCGGGGATGCGGAAGGATCGTAGTGGGGTGCGGGGCTGATTAGGCACGCTGGTTTTCGAAAATTGCCAGTGCGTGACGGAGTCCGGCCAGATAACTGTCGGCCCTCAAGTGCTCCGGGGTGTCGATCTCAGTTGACATGAGTGCTTCAAACGCGGCGCGTTCATCATGCTGAAGAGCGGTGTACCAGAGTCCCTCATCAAGGGGTTCTGGTGGAGCGGAGCCGAGGCGGGCCTCCGCAGTGTCTGCCGAACCTTCGACGGCCCGGAGCCGCATCGAGAAGGTGTGCCATTGGTCCGGTTCGATGCGCTGGGCGAGCCAATGCGCGAATGTGGCGAACTCAGGCGAGTTGTAAACGTCAATAGACATACCGCCAAGCCTACCTCGTGTCATAACACCAAGCAAGCCACATGTCATAACACCAAATCACTAGGAGCCCCGTGCACGTCCTCACCTTTCACGGTGTCCCGCAGGTCCGTTCCGAACGGTGGCAACGGTTATGCCTCGCCATGGCCGCCTACCCCGCCGACGAGCAGGAGCACCTGCATATCCAGTCCGGCACGGCCAACGTCCCAATCCTGCGCTGAAAGGCCCAATGTGAAGAAGCTCCTCACCGACCTGATCAACGCCGCCATCGACAACATCCTCACCCGCATCAATCTTGAGAAGCGCCTAGATGATCTGCGGCAGGACGCCAAGGCAGAACTCGATGAACTGCGGGACAAGGCATTCGCCGAACTAGAGGAGACCCGCGACAAAGCGTTGGCGATGGTGAAGGAATCCCTCCCGGAGATGGCGGCGGCCGTCAGTCAGGCGGCAGTCACCTCCGTGTTCGACCACACCCAGATAGACGAGACCACCGACCGTGTGACGGATGTCTTCACCAACATCCTCGACCGGCTGCCATTCGGGTTCGGCAAATGAGTTTCGTCTGGAAAGCGGCGCAACGCCTCAAGACTCCAGAACAGGTCATGGCCGTCATCATCCAGACGGTTGACGAACTGAACATGCCGGACAAGCGGGGTGCTGCGATCTGCGCCGGTATGTGCGTCGCGCAAGAGTCCGACTTCTGGTGCCCATGGAACGCCGCAGATCCTGAATCGAAGAATTATCCCTACGATTCGCAATCCGACGACGGCCGATCGGTGGGCTACTACCAGCAGCAAAAGGGCCCCCGTGGGGAACTGTGGTGGGGGCCGACGTCGCAGGAAATGGACCTCAAACTGTCCACCCGCGAGTTCCTTACCCGGTTGAAGAAGAACGGCTACAACGCATCGAATGCGCAGGCCGCCAACGACTCCGTCCAGGCAGTGCAGCGTTCCGGTGTCCCGCAGGCGTACGCGAAGCACTGGGGACGAATCAACACCCTCTACGACAGCGTCCAGAGTGGCGCAGTACAGGAGCCCGCAGTGGGAGTATCAGGCGACCCGATCTGGCTGGAGGACGTACTACGTCCCGCACTCGGAGACCGGCTCAAAACCTTACCCGGATGGCAGGACTCCGGCGTCGGCGGAACCATGGGCCAAATCTGGGGGATGATCTGGCACCACACCGGCAACGGTGCGGCCACCGCCCAATCGATCCGAGACGGACGCCCAGACCTCGCAGGCCCGTTGTCCCAGTTGCACATCGCGCAGGACGGCACTGTCACCATCGTCGCTGTCGGGCCGTGTAATCACGCCGGCAAGGGATCCTGGGATGGGCTGCCCACTGATAACGCGAACGATCGCACCATCGGCATCGAGTGCGCGTGGCCGCGGGACACCAGCATCACGGAAGCCACTCAGACGCGGGAGCGTTGGCCGGACGCGCAGATCATTTCGATGCGGGACACTGCAGCGGCGTTGTCGCTGCATCTTGGCGTGGATGCGTCGCACAACATTTCACACAGTGAGTGGGCACGATTCGGGCCTGCGGGGTTTAGGCAGGGCAAGTGGGATCCGGGGAACCTGGACATGAATTGGTTCCGCGGCGAGATCGCCAAGGACATGCGTGGCGAGTTTGATAAACCGTCTACGCCTCCGGTGGTGACACCACCCGTCGGCCCGACTCCGATCCCGCGCGGTGACGCGGATCTTCAGCTCACCACACGGTTCAACTGCCTCGGCGGACAAACCCTCGTCGAAGCTCTCGCGGAAGTGCGGGACAAGGTGCTCGGCACCAATGACCGTAAGAAGACAGGAGCGATCTGATGCGCATTGGAGATACCTACGTCGGGCTGGGTGAGGGTGATGAGTCCGATGAGGTTGGCAAGATCATCGACTACGTCCGCCGCATGTACACCCCAGCCCGCAATACCGTCGCACCCGGACGCTTGTTCACACCAGCACTGACGTCTGAGATCAAACGTGAGCAGGAAGTGTTTGTCTCACAAGGAAAACTGAAGGGCGGGGAGTTCATCCCCGGCGTCGTGAACCTCGCATGGAAATACGCTTCCGGGTACCTGAAGAAGGACAAGCTGCTTCCGCTGTACTTCTCTGCGGAGGGGCACATGTCAGACATGAACGTCGGCCCGGTGGCGTGGGTGGGGCAGGTGCTTCATAACGAAGGCCGGGCGCTGCACTTCCCAACGTTCTACGTCAACAACGCAATTCCGTTCAAGACCAGGACTGGCATCACTGAACTCGCGCGCCGCGTAGGGCAGACGGTCCAAGACAACGGCGTCAAATTCCCTGAGGGAACCCCGTGGGCGCTCGGCGGATTCTCCGAGGGTGGGCTACTGATCTCGAAGTTCTACCTCGAATACCTGATGCCCGGGAAGCCACTCAACTGGCGATTGAAGGATCTGCGCGGTGTCATCTGCTGCGGGTCGCCATACCGGGAGAAGGGTGTCGTCGCCGAGTGGATCCCCGACCCGCCGGCATCTGATCGCCAAGGCATCTCCGATGTCCGACTCACTGATACCCCGTGGTGGTGGAAGGAAGTCGCCCGCCATGGCGACTTGTACACCGACAACGAATCATCCGGGGATCGGGCGTTGTACAAGACGATGTGCTACAAGATCATCGCCGAAGGCAGCTTCTCCGGCGGTAAGGCGGGATTCCTGGCCCGCGTCATGGACCTTCTCACGCCGTCCGATGACTTAATCCCGGTGGCTCTGGCCATCTTCGACGGTTTGAAGTTCCTCACCAATATGTCTCCTCATGGGATCTACAACATGGATCCGGCCGTGCAGTTCCTGCGTGAACGCCTCGCAGCCTGAAAGTTTCAATCGAAAGGGAATTCATCATGCAGGTACCAGCGCTCGTCAAGGATCTCGTCGAGCGGGCGGTGAAGACCGCGGCCCAGACCGCACTCACTGTGCTCGGCGCTGACCAGCTCAACCTTTTGAATGTCGACTGGGAAACCGTCGTCGGCCTGTCTGGTGGCGCCGCGCTGCTGTCCGTGTTGACGTCGCTCGCATCGTCTCCGCGTGTCGGCACACTGTCGCCCGCGTCCGCGGTGAAGCAGTAAGAGACGGGGCCGCCGCCTGCCTCCACAGCGCGGCGACCCCTAACCCCACCACTTGAAACCACCAAGCAGGGGGCTGGCGTGGATGCTATCCACCCAGCCGCAGCTGCGTTCACAAAACCCGCAGCGAGGGCCCAGAAAGGACGGACAGGGTGACCACAACCACGGAGCTGAACGCTCCCCGCCCGACGTACCGCTGTTAGATGGCGAAGTCTGACGACGGCTGGAGCAAATGGGCCCGCAACGGGCGCCTCTCCACGATCGTCTGGTCCATCACCTTTGTCGCATGGCTGTCCTTCAAAGTCGCCAAAATCCCCCTCGAAGGACTCGACACGGTGTTTGTGATCATGTCCGGAGCATGGGTGACCAACCTTGGCATCTCGACGGTGAAACCTGCCGGCGATAAGCCGGAGGGGCAGAAGGCCGATGATGACTGATTGGCTTCTGGACTTGTTCACCATCGAACACCTGGCCTACTTCATGCTGGGTGTAGTCACCGCCGGGGGGTGGCATCTGATCAAAGCTCGGATTCAGCGGAACACTGTGGTGATTCATTGGAAGTACATTGGGGTTCCGTTGGCTTTGTGCATCATCGTGTATGTGGCTGCGCAGAATCAGCAGAACGCCAACTGTGTCCGCGAGTTCAATCAGGTGTTGCGGGTCCGGTCGGGGATCTCCATGGAGAATGATCAGCTGTCGCGGACGGAACGGACAGCGTTCGCCGATTGGCTGCGGGTGCTGCTGAATCCACCGCCGGAGATCGCCGGGTTGGCTGATGATGATCCGCGGTACCAGAAGTGGGGCCGCGATGTCACCGAGCACTACTACACGCAGATTCGGGCGATTGAGGATCAGCAGATCGCCAACGACAAGATCCGCGCGAACAACCCTCTGCCAGAGCCGACATGCGGACGCTGAGGTATGCGGTGGTGGTGACGGTGGTCATCGCGATGGCACCGCCGCATCTGATCACGAAGTGCTCGGATCAGGGGTATCGGCAGACGCATTTGGCTGAGTGTAATTTGTCTGGGCCGCCGGGTCATGGTGGGGTTGGCGGCCGGCGGGGCTGGTTGGGGTTGGGTATTGGGCCGCTGTAGGTCGTGCCTTTACCGCTTATCCCGTTTACGCGGGTGACAATAGTGTCGTGATCCGTTTGCGCACCGGAGACCGCGCCATCATCGTGGGCGCTGTAGCGATAGCGGTGTATGAGCGAGTGATCGCCGACGACGCGGATCTCATCTCGTCACGAGTAGCCGCCTATAAACGAAACCACCCCGTGTTGACGATGGCCATCGTGTGGATCACCGCGGCGCATTTAACGGAACTGCTTCACCCGTCTGTGGATCCGTACCATCAGGCAGTCAAATACTTCCGACGACATGTCGGGGGTGGAGCGCTAGACTTAGGCGGGTCCGCTGGGTGCGGTAACACCCAAGCAGACCCTAACCCCAACTGAATCCTAGAAACCCAGAAGAGGCTGACATGAAGACTAGTACCCGCACATCGGTAGCCACGGATTTGGTGGCCAACGCCGAGACCATACTGATGGGCGTGTCGCGCGGCCCGTGGAAGATGGGCAATCGCGCCCACCCTGACGTGGTGCACTCCCCGAATGGGTGTCTATGGCACCCGGAGCGCGGCGAGATCAACAACGTCAACGACGGTCTATTCATCGCCGCCGCCCGCACCCTCGTCCCCGAGATGGTCGAAGAGATCAAGCGCCTGTACGCCGAGAATCAGCGCCTCGTCGAAAAACTGGACAAGTGATGCGGTACCTCTACGACCGCAGCCCTGGCGCTAAGCGGCGCGTGATGCACCTCTGCGGCTACAGCCCGACCACCGGGGAGCCAACCATGCAGCCCATCTGTGGCCGCGTCAACGGCGTCCAGTTCAACACCACATGCAACTTCCCGCTGGGACGTCCAGTGTGCAAACGATGCATGGGTGCGATGCTGGATCGCGTAGCCATCCGCACCGCCAGCATTTGACGTTGACCATCTCATTGTCGTTGGTGCAGCGCACCCTTTCGGTCACCGACGACATGTCGGAGTGCAGGAATAGACTGAACGGATGGACTTCAGCGGACCTCACTTAGTGCCGGGCTCACAGATGGCTGTGCAGGTCGGTGACGAACTCATTGAGGGCACCATCGAAAGCGTCCACTACACCTCCGCTAAACCTGAGATACGGCAGCATCCAACAGGGTGGCGGCGAGTACTCCGGTCACTGACACCCATCCGGTGGCGCAAACCGCTACCTATTGTCCGGCCATATCAGCCCGCTGGCATGGAAGTCATCACGGTCAGCGAGAGGGAACGTCGAGCTAAACGAGTCGCGGAAAACATGCGTGCTGCCCTGCGCGATCTTGGGCTCTAGCGCCGCCGTCGCCACAGCCAGACGGCTAACCCCACCAAAACAGCTATCCCGATCGGCCCTACTGGGCTTCGTTTCACCATCTACTACCAGTACCCATAAGGGCGAGGTGTTGGACAGGGTAGACAACTACTTGTGATGTGAATGCTGCTGGACTGTCATTGGGGCCGCTTCGACCTACGGGTCGGAGCGGCCCGATTTTTGCGTAGGGCTCCAGTGGGTCACGATTCAGTTGCCTCGGTCGTTGTGCATCGTCCAGATTCGGCCCAGCGGCAAATGCGGCTTCCGTCAGAATCGAGTTTGTTGGTGAGGGCGGCCTGACGCCCGCAGGACGGGCACTGTCGAGCCCTTGCGACGCGTTTGCCGGCGGCGTGGTTCATCCACACGGCCGTATCGGTTTCCAGCCCGGGCGGTGTCGGTGTACAGGCATAGAATCAGCGGATGGCCACGTTCCATCTGATGCGTGAAGAAACCTACGAAGTGCCGCGCTACAACCACTGGTGGCAGGGCTGGCCCAGCCGCATCCGCGGACTCATCGTCACCGAAATCCAATGGGACGCCAACGACGAGCAAGGCATCTACGAGACCGGGAGAACCCACCGTTTCTGCGGCTGGCAGGAACTACTTCGCCCAACCAACCACCTCACCCGACTCGTCCCGACCGGCGATACCGCCGAAGCCGAAGGCCGGATGGAGAACGCCGGCCTCGTCTTCGGCCCTATCGCGTTCGGTCCCGTGTCGACACAGTTCCGCTGCGGGGCAGTGCGGATGACCGACCAGAACGGGAAAGAGTTGGGGTCGTTCAGTGCTTCGGCGGAACTCTACGAAGGCGACACCTTACATGTAACTCCGCAGATTTACATGTAA